CACTCTTCATTATCTATAAGGATAGTAGACTTTATAAATGTAACTAATGGTTCTGCTATTGTTGTTGCTAGAGAGATTGTAGAGGTTTCAGGATCTGACTTTGATATTGATAAGTTGTTTGCACAATTCAAAGAGTACTACTATAATAAGAAAAATAAAACTTTTGTAGAAATAGGGTTAGAAGAAGAAAATATCTTTTATGAATTTATACAATATGTAAATGAAAAAGTTAATGATCCTGGTACTGTTTATTATGAAGCATATGAAAAATATGTAGCTCAAGGCAATAGTTTAGGTCAAATTAAATTAGATGAGTTCAGCAGGGAAGAGGCTGAAGCTTTAGGCATGAATGAAAAAGCAATTATAGCTTTGACAATGATAGGTATGCCTATAACAAAAGTTGACTTTGATGCATTTGAGCAGCAGTATGGTTATTATCCTTTTGCTGCGCCGCTAAACAATAAGATATTAGATCAAAAAGCAGCAATGGTTTCTAACAAAGCCATTACAAGTGTACAGAAACTATATTTTGATGAGGAAGGTAATCTTACAACTAGGAAAAAAACATTAGATGGAAAGAATGACCTTGAAGATTCAGGAGAAACAATACCAGCAGTTGCTTTAGACCCTGCAAACATGAAGCCTCTTGAAGATGTTCTTAAATCATTTGAAAAAAAATTTCCTGAGTGGAAAAAGACAGTCCTTGATGAGACGTTTGATAATGACAGTATTACAGGTGCATTACTCGCATATATTAACAACCAGATGGGATCTAGGCTTATTGGTGCATCTGTATTACCAAATGCTTATTTGCCTAAACTAGGTACGCTAGGAATTAGTGTAAATGTAAACTTTGAGCTTCTTATAAACGGTAAAGTGTTTAAAAAGTATGGAGCTATAAAAGAAAAAATTATTGATGAAAATGGCAATGTAACATATGGTTATAGAACACAGTATGTAATGTCTGCTATCATTACAGCTATGACAGATAATGCGAAAGCACAATATGCAGGTAAGTTTAATATCAATATAAATTCACTTAGCGTTTTATCTAACATGGTTATGCTGGGTGTACCTTTGGAGACAGGTATTATGATGACCATGAACCCATATATAGTCAAAACATATGGTGATGAAGGCACTGGTAAAAAATTCAAAAGAAGACTTAATCAAGATATTGCTTCTTTAAAAACTATAATGACAGACAATAATATCAAATTTGAAAATAATGTTTCTAATAAAACATTAGAGGATTTAATTAATTCAAATATGAACTTGAATGATATTATTGAAAAAAGTAAAGATGGTCAAAAACCTAATAGTGAAGAAAAACAATTCTTGAGCAGCTTGTATTCATTGCTTTATAATTATAGAAGAGCAAGTGATATTTCTGATTATAACTACAACCTGGGTGTATTATTTGGTATACAAAAAGGTGTTAAAAAAACAAGTGAACTGGACCAAATAGAAAGTGCAATAGAAAAGCTTGGATTAGAAGAAGAAACGCTTGATGCAAAAAAACATCCATACAATGCTAAAAAGTTATTTGTTGATGAAGGTGTAGCACTCAATAAGATAATCAAGAAAAACTATGAGATATACAATGATATCAAGACAACAGTTTTGCCAGAGCTAGTATTGACACAAACTCCACAATTTAAAGATTTATACAATGCTTTAATAGATGATGTTATTTCATATGCTACCTCTAAAGGTAGAGAAAGATTAAAATACGATCTTGCTTCTTATCTAAATGTAAAGATGTATATGAAAAACATGCAGGGAGATCCTAGTATAGGAGGATTGCTTAATGCCAATAGTTATATACATCCTTTTAGCAATGGAAATAAGAACACCAAAAGCATTAGTGATGTTATTTTAGAGAAGATTGATGAATTAGATATTGAAGGAAACTTCTTATTAGATGAGTTTATAAATTATGTAGATTATACAGACAATGCTGATGGTATTAACATGCTTAAAAATAATCTTACATCTAAAATACCTGATAATAGAAAGCAAGATATCCTGGATGACTTTAATAAACTATACAGAGATGAAAATGGTGGAAGAGATATAGCACTTGCAATATTTCATTATCTTTTAGCTAAAGATGGCATGCAACGTAGATATGGATCTATTATGCAGGCTATTACTTCTGAGGTAATGGGCTATACACACAATGGTAAGAGCTATTACACTTCAGTTAATGAGGTGTTTGAGAAATTTAAAAACTCAGACATTACAACTGAAGAGATGAATGAATATTTCAAAGAGTTTGCTGAAAATTATTTTATAGCCTCTAGCTCTTATTTTAGCAATGACTTTGGATTTAAACAAATAAAAGTAACACAAGAATCTATTGATGAGGTGCAGAAAGTATTTGAAGAAAATAAAAATCTTTCTGAATCAAGAATTATGGGTCAGCTAGGATATTCTACTTATGTTAAAGATGGTAGATTGGTTTTTAATCCTTATTCTTTATCAGCAGATGACTCTGCAACTGCATCTGATGTGCAAGTAATTTCACCGGATATATCTGATGAGAAATTAAAAAGCGCAAAGGAAAGCATGAAGAAAAACTTTATGTATACAGCTAGAAATAGTAGATTGTTTAAATTTGCACCGTATTACCAAATTGTAATTGATGGTGTAAAAACTACCTATAAACTAAAAAAATTATTAACTTCTGAAGGTAATCAAGAAATTGACTTTGATAATAAAGCATATTTAGGTTTTTATGCCCAATATGAAGAAGTCAAACCTGTAGGTTCAAAGGCTCAGTGGGGTGCAGGATTTTTGTTTGGTGATCTTATGACTAATGAAGATATAATAGAAAAATTAGAAGAAGAGAAAAATCAATCACAAGAAGAACAACAAGGTAATGAAGCTATTACAGCTGTTGAAAACTTACCTGATACTAAAGACAAACAAAAAGAAGTAGTTAGACTTATTGAAAAATGGATGGATGAAAATAATTTAGATCCTTCTGATTATATTATTACTGATATGGAATCATTAGCTAAAATGCATGCAGATAGTTACTTAGGTTCTGAAGAAGAATTTTTCAATTATTTAAAATGTAATTTAACAAAAAACAAACCTTTCTAACATGGCTTGTATAAATAAAAATTTAAAAGAGTTTAAAGATCTTGCTTTATCATTTCCTAGTGAAAATCAAGCATATGCTTTAGCAATGATGTGGCAAAGCCAGAATAATAGTGATGCTATTCCTACCTATAATCAGGTTAAGGAAATGAGAAGATCTATGAAAAAAGAAGCCGCAACTAAAAAAGAAAGTTTACAAAAAACAATTGTAGACAATCTGATAAGCATGGATTTAGTTGAACAAGTTAATGATCAAGTATTTATTAAGTTAACAAAATCAGATTATTTAAACTCTTCACAAGCATTACAGAATAAATCTAGCATAATAAAAAATATACTTGTCTTTAATGATGTACCTGCAGATTTTATAACTGTAGATACAAACAATCCTAGTGCAGAAGTCACATTTAACAACAAAATCATAAGTGATAACAATCCAGTATTAGATAGGAAAAAAGCAAAGCTTGATAAGACAAGAAAAATACTTGACTACATATTGCCTAAAGTGCCGGGATTAGACTATCAGTTTGTATCTTTATCTGATGCAAAAATTATTTATGATGCTATACCTGATGAGTTAAAAGAAAATGTAGATTTTAATCAAGTCAAATCTTTCTTTAATCCTGTAAATAATCAAGTTGTACTTATAGATTCCAGAGTTACTGATGAGATAGCAGTAGAGGAAGTTTTGCACCCGCTAGTAGCAGCATTAAAGATAGAAAACAAGGAGTTGTTTGATAATCTATTTGAGGAAGCAAAGGAATCATACCCTGAACTTTTTAAAAAGATAGATAGATTATATGAAAAAGATATAGAAGAAGAGCTTGTTACACAGGCACTCTCAAAGCATTTTAAAAAGGAATATGAAAACAAGCCAACTGGTAAGTTTTTAAATGCTATAAAAAAGTTTTTACAGTTCTTTAAAAATGCTATATCAAATATGGCATCATCTATAAGGGGTATTACTTTGCCCATATCAACTATTGATGCCAACACAACATTAACAGAAATAGCAAAAAAACTTAATACTCCAGACTTGTTATTGCAGTTTGATATACCAAAACAAATGAAAGTAAAATATGCCTTGTCTGAAGATAAACAAAAGGTTGTAGACAATGCATTAGAAGTTGGTTCTGAGGCTCAAAAAAGGGTGGTTTTAAGCCTTTTTAAAAATGTTATGGAGGTAGATGAAGAATATGATCAGTTTGCTGCTTCAATAACAGAAAAAGGACCTTTTGATGAAAGAACTTTGGTTGTCTTAGATGAAGAAACGCATACATATACTAATGTATTTAACAAAAGTGAAGAATATGTAAGTAGTACTAGCACTTTTAATAAGAAATTTTCTTCTAATGAATTTGACTTTAACAAGTATATGGGTAATATATTTGATACTGTATTGGAAAATTTAATATTAGGTAATAGCATAGAGCAAACATTGCAAAAACTAAACAGCAACAAGCAAACGCCTTTAAATTTACTTTCAGAAAGTGTTGAAAAGCAAGAAGAAGAAATCAAAAAGATATATGAAAACTTCAATATATTCTTATCTGGTGTTAAAAATGCTGGAGATATTCTTATACCACAGGTAATTATACACAACAAAGCTCAAGACACTGAAAACTATAAGAATATTGCCGGTGCTATTGACTTGCTTTTGATAACTCCTGAAGGTCAGCTAAAGGTTATTGACTTAAAAACAAGTGTACATAGTATAAATTCACCTAGCTATACTAAGATGTGGCCTATTGATGGAACATTATTAAATGAGTCTTCCAAAAAACTAGGTAATGAAATTTCTACATTTAGCAAACAACAGAAACATGCTCTTCAGTTAGCTTTGTATTCATCTATATTAGAAAATATGGGTTATGAAATTACTCCTCATGATCCATATTTTACTATCAATGTTAGGATAGCCGCTGAAGGTAAGGGTGTAGATCAGAAGTATCTAAATGAATTTGAGTTTGAAGGTAAGAACGCACAAAAAATTGAAGGAGAAATACAAGATTTTGAGTTGTCTAAGTTTCCTTTAAAAATATCAGAAATTGCTGCTTCTTATTTAGTTGAAGATTTGAAATATGTTGAACCTACACAAGAGTATTTAGAGAATCCATCTAGGCCAGACACGCAAGAGTTTACTGAGGAGGAATTAAATACTGAAACAAATGCTATCAAGAAAAATCTTGAGGCTTATGAAAATATTTTACTGAAGCGGAGAGAGGCAATACAGCAGTTGACAAACCAAATATTTGTTAAGGGTAAACCATTAGACAATATTAAAAAGATAGATAAGACTTTAGGTATGATATCTTTGGCTTTAGGTTCTACTAATCAACAGCAAATTAATCAATCATATGTTGAGGTATTGCTAGACGCAATTAAACAGTCTGATAACTTTATAGATTACCTTCAGAATCCTTCAAACTTTGATGATAGCAATTTTTTGAAATATGTAAAAAATGCCAAAGAGTTTGCAATGCAGTTTTATAATCTCAAAACTGTTAAGGATGGTGATTTTGTTAACCCAAGAATATCCAAGCTTATACTAAGACTTCAAGGTAAGCTAAATGAACTTACAGAAAATGATAGCGTAAGGTTAAGTCTTACAGACCAAGCCATGTTTGACTTTGTTAGGGATAAAATATATGGTACAACAAGCCAGGATCTCACTCTTGAAGAAATAGATAGCATGATGAGAGAGGGGTTAGATATTAGTGGCTTAGAATACTGGACAGGAGACATGGATACATCTGAAGATATTTTTCTCCGGGTTATGAAAAAAATGTTTAAACAAAGAAAAAGAAAGCTTGCAGAAACTGTTAACCTTAGAGCTGAAGGCATAGTTGCTATGGGTCAGAAACTAGAGTTCTATTCAGAAGAGAAGGATCCTGAAAAGTTTTATGACTTTATGATAAATGAAGATGGTACACTTGTAGAGCAAGAATCTGTTGAATTTATCAATAAGGTTAGAGAATTAAAATCTAAACTTTATGACAGTGAAACAGGAGATATTAAAAAGTATATAGAAATAGATGATCCAAGAAACTTTACACCAGAGCAAATACAATATAATATTGACCTTGCAAATGCCAAGAGAGAATACTCAGAGTTTTTAGCGGGAGAAAAAATAGAAAACGGCACTTATACTTCAGGATTAAATTTTGAGTATACAGAAGAATATAAAAACGCAAGAGATAAAGTAGCATATTTCAAAAATAGAGGAGGAGAAGTTTGGGATAAAAAGATAGGTATATCACAAAGAGAGTATGAAAACTTCAGAAATAAGTACATGAATAAGATATCATATATGACTGTATGGTATGAAAAAGGTGCGCCTACTGCAAAAACAAAAATGAATACAAAGTGGGTAGTAAAAAATGAATATAAAAAACTAAAGACTGTAGATTCAAACGGTAAGCTTCTTACAAATGAGAAGTATAGAGATATTATGAATCCAACTACAAAGTTGGGTGAAGTTCAAAAAGAATATTATTTATACTATAAAGAAACATTAAACTTACTACTTGATAAATTACCTCCAGGTGAAAGAGCAAGTATGTATGGTAGAATACCTGTTGTTAGAAACAAATTTGCAAAGGCATATTCTAGTAAACCTTTAGGTGTTCAAACATTATGGTATAAGCTCAAAGATACTCTACGCTCTATTGTAGAGTTTTTTACAAACACATCTTATCTACGTGCCGTTACAACAAATGAGTTTGGTGAAGTTATTGATGCTGTTCCTATCAGATTTACAGGTAGACTTAGAGATGATGAAAAACTAAAAGAGATAGATAATGAGCTACAGCAACTAAATGAGAAATTTAAAAATGGTGATATTACTCTTGAGGAATTAAAAAAACAAAGAGCTGTATTAAAAGGTCAAAGAGAAGTTATAGATGCTAGGCCTGCATCTAATGAAGTTAGTAGAGATCTAACATCTACTTTATTGCAGTTTTCACTAATGGCTGAGAATTATGAAACTATGAGTGAAGCTGAGGATATCTACCATACGTTTTTATCCGTTATAGAAAATAGACAGTTTAGACCTGCCGGTAACTTTAAATACGGCTTATTTAAAGGGAAAGAATTTCAAGAGAAATCAACTATATCAGGTAAAGATTCTAATGTGTATAAAAGAGCGCAGGCTTTTATGAACATGAATATCTATCAAAAAGATAAGATTCCTAAAAATGCTTTTGATAAGTTAGTAAATGGAATTATTAAATTTACATCATTTTCATATGTAAGTTTGAATCCATTTGGCTCTTATAATAACTACTTGTTTGGTAAGCTGAGTAATTACAATGAAGCTTTTGGGCAAAGGTTTTTTAGTAGGAAGTCATATACATGGGCAGAAAATGAATTTAAAAGACAGGGTATTGAAAGTTTTATAGAAAGAACTTCATCTTTCTTCAAACCAGATGTTAATTATGAAGATGTTTTAGATTCCGATATGGCAAAATCCAAAAGTGCGTATGATGCAAAATATGCTATGAGTAAGTTTGAAGCTATGGTATCATTTTATGGCATGATGGACAAAGCATCAGATATACGTGAGATGGGTTCAGATTTTGAAAGCAAAAAAGATTGGAAAAGCTGGGCTATTAATGCATCATTTAAACTGCAGGATTGGGGTGAATATGTCAACCAAACAAAGATTGGTATGGCTATTATGAAAGATATTATTGTACAAGATAAAGATGGTAAAATGCCAGAAATATCATTGTATGATGCTTATGTTTTTGAACCTTCAAAAGCTTCTAACAAACTAACAAATGGTTTAAAGCTTAAAGAAGGTTATGAAGATTTAATAATATTAAAAGCACCAGGGCAATTCAAACTTAATGAAGCTACAGATCAGAGCAAAGTTTATTTAGATGATGTAATGCGTATTAACATTAGAACATATATTAGAGAGGTAAACAAACAAGTGCATGGTAATTATGCTGAAGAAGATAGAATGGTTTTACAACAGTATTCTTGGGGTAAATTGCTTGCACAATTTCATAAATGGGTAGTGCCTGCTGTTAATGCAAGATTTCAAAGAGAATACTATGATGAAAACTTAGGTTGGATGGAAGGTAGGTATAAGTCTGCTATTAAACTTATATGGTTTGGTATGAAAAATCTAAACAAAGTAAGTTTAGACAAAGACAAGATGATTAAGGAATATATGGAGTATCAAAATCTTGACAAGAGCAAATATACAGAATTGCAGTGGGATGAATTAATGAAGAAAAATAACAATAGAATCATGGGAGCCTGGAGAACAATTGCTGAAACAGGACTTATATTTTCTATTATGGCAGTTTCTGGTTTGCTTAATATGTTATTAGATGATGATGATGAAGATGAAGAATATAAAGATCTTGCATTAAAAGAATACAGTGATAATTCAGGTAAAACATTTAAAAGATCAGCAAACTGGGCAAGATGGCAATCAGATAGATTGGTCCAAGATTTTACAATGATGTCACCTTTGATTGTATTTAGTGCGGATTCCTACAAACAACTTCTGAAAATGGTAGACTCTCCTTTTGCATCAACAAGAACATTAGGTGAATTAGGTGAAGCTTTATCATATTCAATTTCTACACCTCTTATGTATGCATTATCTTCAGAAGAAGAGTTTATGGCAAATTCTGAGTATGTTTATCAAAGAGGCAATAGAAAAGGTCAACTTAAGCTTACTAAAAACTGGGGTGATGCATTGCCTATTTGGTATTCAATCAATAAGTGGATAAGCTTTGATAACTTACAGAACTTTTATATCAAATAACATTATACATACAGAACAATTGATAAGTATTTTTATTTTTTGTATCTTTAAAAAAACAATTATGAAAGCAAAAGAGATAATAGGAAAGATTCTTTGGGAAATATGGACATTCTCATTATGTAAGACATGGGGATACATAAAGATGTTCTTCAAATGGTTGATGCCATGAAAAAAAAGAAATGGATAAAAGGTGCAATAAAGAAACCTGGTTCTTTAAAAGCTACAGCTAAAAGAGCAGGCGCACTGAAAGCAGACGGCACAATCAAAAAAACCTGGCTAAACCAACAAGCTAAGAAAAACACTAAGACTGGTCAACGTGCCAGACTAGCAATCACATTATCTAAAATGAAAAAATCAAAGAAATGAAACAAGTACCAAAATCAAAAAAAGGAAGTTTAGGTAAATTACCTACAAAAGTAAGAAACAAAATGGGGTATATGGCTATGGGTGGTGAAGACAAGTCAATGAATGCTATGCAACAAATGAAGTATGGTGCAGAAAAAATGATGACTAAAGCTACTATGACAGGCAAGCTTGATAAAGCTATGGGAGGCATGGAGATGATGAAGAAAATGATGAAGGGAGGTGAGAGTAAATACCCTAAGAGAGGTATGAGAGCTAAGACTAACAAGATGAATAGAAAAAAATAGTAAATGAGTATTGCTATAGTCACATTAGTTAATGTTTCTAGTCCATCAGAAACTATATTTATAAAGGAGTTGACACTGAACATACTTCCTAATGAAGAGGTGTTTATTACTGATCAATTTCAGTATCAGCAAGTCAACTCTGCTTTTGCTGTATCTATACTAGATGCGGTAAATAATGATAAGGTTTTAGTTAAGATTGATGGTGTTTTACAATCTAAAGTAGATTCTATAGCATATCTGACAGCACCAAGTATTCCCGGAGGATCAGGTGAAGCTAATACAGCTTCTAACTTAGGTGCAGGTGAAGGAGTATTTGCACAGAAGACAGGTGTTGACCTAGAGTTTAAAAGCTTAGTTGCGGGCACTAATATTACCCTAACCGGATCAGCAGATGAGATTACAATAGATGCTAGTGGTGGTGCTACTGTTGAGCAGTTCTACCTAGAGCGTACAGAAACAATAGACAATGCTACTGCTGTAGATATAGAATACTTTACCTTTGTGCAGGGAGGTACAGAGATAAGTAATATTGTAAGTGCAACAGGAGGGGATTATTGGTTTGAGCTAAGTTATATTTGTTTTAATACATCAACAAGCGGTCGTGTTGTTGTAAATCCACAAATCAACACTACCAATGTTTTTAGTCAAGAATTTAAAAAACAACCAATAAGCTCAAGTGAAATATTTTATGGGCATATAAGTAAACAGGTAACATTGTCAGCAGGCAACAATACTATTGAAATACAATTGTCAAATGATGGTAGTGGTACAGCTAGAATTTTTGAAGCAAATGTACAAATAACTAAAGTATGATACAGTTTGCAGAATTTAAAATAAGTAATCTTACAGGATCACCGATAACTATCAGCAGTTTAGATAATTTTGTATTGGCTGTTGGTGCTGTTGATGTTGATATGTTTGATGCCACTAATGGCAACTTTGCTATGTCTGACATTGCCGACAATCAAGAATTAGAGACGTTACTTCAGAATGGTAGTATATCTGCCAAAGATGAGTTTGATGGCGTTATACAGACTCTTGTGCCGTTATATGGGCATGTATACACAATCATACAGCCTCCGGCAATAAGTTCAACACAAAATAATTATAACCCAACAGGATGGATAAATGCCAAATTGATTTATATTCAACCCGATACAACTGCAAGATTTATTAGCGGATTCCAAAAAACCTATCATGGTGATTTTAAAGTGTTGTTCAATAACTCAGCTTTTAATTTAGGTTTATTAAATAACAACTCTAGTAGTTTAGCGGATAATAGAATATTACCATCTGAGCTTACAACTTTTAACCTGCGTCAAAATAGTTCGGCAATTATTTACTATGATTCAACAGTAAGTAAATGGAGAACATTATCTGATGAAAAACCTTAAGCATGGACTTATACAGAAAAGATATTGGCGTTCCTTTTGTTAATGAAACAGTAAGCGGTGTGTATCCATATCAATATAGCGACATCCCTCTAGTAGATTGGTTTGATATTACTAGCATAGTAAACAATGATTTGTATGGAGGTTATGCAGCAGACTATGTAAGAGCTACTAAAGAAATGGCTATACTGTTTGAAGCAAAGCCAGGGGAGACAGAAACAGACAAATGGAACAACTGTACAGAGCAGGAGAAAAAGTGTTTATCAAAAAGAATGATTATAAATGATTCTTTACTGAGACAACAAGTATTTACAGAGAAAGAAGACGCTAACAATTTTATGCAACATGCGGAAATATCTATAAATACAAGAGAAATTAGAATATCAACGGCAAAGATATCTATGGGTTATGAGTTATCTGTGGCTGACAGGGTGGACTTATTTAGCTCTATACAACTAATGATAGATTCTTACGTAAATACTAATGACTCAGCACTAACATTATGGATGCATGCTGCTGATGGATTCTTATCAAAGTCTTATTATACAGTTGATCTAGAGAATATTTACACGCAAATTGTAGAAAACGGAATATATTAAAAATAACAATTATGAGTTTTAATAAATTAACAGAAATAGAAAGAAATACTAGATTTGCTAGAAATTATAGTAAACTTAGTGCACAACAAGAGTTATTAAATCAATCAAATGATTTAGTACAAGATTTTACTTATGCTGATCCTGATAATGCTACATTAAGAAGGGTTACAAGCATAGTTTATTCTAGCGCATCATTAGGAATATCTGTTACAGAAACTTTTACTTATACTTTAAGTGGTGCTGGAGATTATTATGTAACAAAAATAGAATTATCATAATATGGCTACACAAAAATATAACCCTTTATTAAAATTAGGGTTTCAAGAAACAACTTCAGGTGGTGGTGGAGGTGGAGGTTCAGACATTCCACAAATAAAAAATTCATCATATAATTTTTTAGCATACGGAAATTCAGCATTAACAGCAGGAGTTGCACAAACATCTACTAAATTTAGAGGTATCCCTTTTCCTATAAAAGGTAATGTTGATACTACAGGTATTGTATTGCAGGTGCAAAATATAAGCACAGCTACATTACATTTGGCATTATATAAATATGATTATGCTAATGATATTTGGGATAAAGCTACAGAACAGTTAGATATTAACATAACAGCTACAGGTGTTATATCACAAAATTATACTACACCTCAGTCTTTAGATCCAGGATTATATTGTGTAGCGTTTAGAGATAGTAATTCAACAGGGCAATTGACGGGTCTTTTTAAACACAGGAGCACTAATAAGTTTAGTGGTGATTTTACAGATATGACAGGATTTTACAATTTAATGGAGTCAGCTACAATAAGTTATTCTCCAACTATGCCTGATCAGATTACTTTTCCTTCAGCAAACTTCTTAGAAAATAATTATCACGAATTTTTTCAAATCAAATTCTAATGGACTATTATAAAATATATAAAGATCAATGGTCTTTAGTAAAACAATTTGCAAACTTAGAGGATGCACAAGCTTTTGCCGATACTCTGGGGGTTGGATATACAGCAGAGTTTTACAAAGCTTATACTCCTCCTACAATACAGCAAAGATTAGACATGGATATGGATTTTGGAAGCCACATTATTTATATTTTTGTTGAAGATAATAGAGTTATGGATATAACACCAGAGCAAAGTGAAGCAGTATTAGTAAAGTTTAGAGATATACTAGCATTTGCTCAGACTGGAGCTATTACATCAATACAAAACTACTTACCATTGATACCAACAGATGATGTATTTACACAAGAGAGAAAAGATAAATACATAACAATGATTAATGAATATTTAGCACAATTTAATTAATAGAAATGAGTAATATACTAATTGACATACTAGGGCTTCTAAAAAGGAAAAAAATTGTTAAAAATCCAAATTGCAAGGACTACATACCTTTATCAACTCTTACTGATTTTAAAAAACCAAGTGTTAAACCTAATCCTCAATACCAAGCAGGAGTAATTAGTATGTGTGATTTGAAAACATATGTCAATAGCGGAGGAGGCGGTAGTGGAGAAGTAAACACAGCATCAAATGTAGGTTCTGGAGAAGGCATTTTTAGAGCTAAAGTAGGTACAGACTTACAGTTTAAAAGTTTATCGGTTGGAGAAGGTTTAAATATAACATCTAGTAGTACTAATATTACTATATTTAGTGGATATGTACAACAACAAAGAACTACTGATGCAACACAGCTAACACTTTCTACTTCAAAAACTGTAGATAATGATAGTGTAGAATCTTTTGTTACAAGAATTTCAGCTATGCAAACAGGTGGTTCTGCAGGCACTATTGGTGATGTTTGGGTACATGAGTTTAGAGGAGCTATAAAACAACTAGGGGGAGTTACAACTTTAGTAGATACAGTAACTGATGAACTTATAGCAGAAGATACAGGTGCTTCTGGGTATAGTGTTTCTATTGAACCTGGAACAGGAACTATAGATATTAAAGTCACAGGAGAACTTAATAAAACAATTTATTGGAAAGCTATAAGTGTATTTAATAATAATTCATTATGATAATTAAGCAATTAGTTAAAATACAGGAACTAAGCTTTGTTAAGTCAAATTGCAACTCATTACTCTTTGATGGAGTAAATGAAGACTTGTTAGTTACACCTTCCTCTAATTTTAGCTTTGAGTGGACAGACAGTTGGAGTATAGATGCTTGGGTATTTCCTCAGAGTGCTACAGTAGGTTTAAATGGTGGGATATCTAAATGGAATGGTAGTATTCCTAGAGGATGGTTTTTTATGTTCTTAGGATTTAACCCATCTAGTCCTCTTAATGGTAGTTTGAGACTTCAGTTAAGGCAGGCAGCTTCGGGATATTTGGATGCCTATTCTAATACAGGTGTAGTATTTGACCAATGGAATCATGTAGCTGTAACCTATGATGGTAGTGGTACAAATGCAGGTGTTACTTTTTATATAAATGGTGTTGCTACATCTAAACCAAATTTTACACCAGCTTTAGGAGGTGGTCCTATAACATCAGGAACAATAATAAATTCTGAACCTGTGACAATAAATAGCTTTCCTGATTTAGGTAATTATGCAGTAGATTACTTGCAGGGTATGAGAGTATGGAATTTAGTATTAACACCTGCTGAAATTTTAGAGCTTACAAATAAAACATCAGTTCCACAAGGCACTAATTTAATTTTAGATTTAGATATTGGTAGAAGCAAATTTAATGGTAGTGAGTGGGAAGTGCCTGATCAAACAGGTAGAAATACTGTTATCAGTAGAAACATGGAGTCTGATGATTTAACAACAAACTGTCCTTAGATATGGCACACAATAGATACTTTATAATAAATGCTGATGACCCGAACAAAGATGCTATTATGCAGTATGTAGTACAGACAGGGCAAAAGCAAAGATGTAATCTTGCAGAAACAAAGATTGTAATAAAACTACATGAAGAAGATCATGAAGATCATTCTGAACTTGTGGGTTATCAAGAATATAACCACGAAGAAATATTAATAGCATTAGATAACAATGAATGGAGAATACCATTCCCTGAATAAAAAGATATGGTTTTAAGAACAGTTATAAAAACAGCCGGACATTGGCTAAAAGGTTTAATCTTTAAAGTAGACAGTGAGATACAGTTTGACCAAACTATTAATCCTGAGATAGATTCTACAGGTGGTAGTTTTATATGGAATACTCAAACAAATAATGCTACAAGTTGGAAGCTTAGAGATGATACTACATCTGAAGATATTTTGTTAGTAAGTTCATCAACAGGGGCAAAAACAATTACTCTACACCCTAATTACAGTGCGCAAGGCTTTGGGTTATTTGGTTTATTTTCTCAGACAGCTCAAGGACTAACAGTTACTAATACAACTACAGAAACTGATTTACTTGGTACAGGAGTAGGTACATTAAGTGTACCTGCTAATGCTTTTCAAGTTGGAGATTCTTATCATGCAAAAGTTGGAGGAACAATATCCGCACAAAATGGCGATGAAATTACTATTAGGATAAAAGATGGTGCAACAGTTTTAGCATCTACCGGTCTAATTTCTCTATCGGCTGTAACTGCTTTAGCTTGGGAGATTGAGATAGATTTCACAATTAGAACAATAGGAGCTGCAGGGCAGATATTTACCAATGGCAACTTTGCCTACAATAGGAATACAGGATCATTAGAAGGCTTTGTATTTTCTGATGTACAAACAATAGATACCACAGTAGCAAGCACATTAATGGTCACAGCAGAATGGAACCAAGCAAAAACTCAAGATATTATATTTTCAGATATGACTACTTTATATAAAACATATTAAAATGGATGCAAGTATTTTATTACAAAGATTTGCAGAGCAATCTCCTCTTGTAATAGGAAGTGGTGTTGTCATTTGGCAGCTACTAAAAATGTATAAGGAGGAAAAAGCAATGCTTAGAACAGAAAGATTAGAAAGACAGCAAGAGATAAGAGAGCTCATAGATAAACATACTCAGGAGCTAAAAGAACTAAACCAGTACACCCGTGAACGTGACCTTGAAACACAAGAAAGTCTTAATGGTGCTGTAGGTGCAATTGAATCTATACATCATATACTGAATAATAAACTTAGATTACTTGAATAAAATCATATGTTATGACTGTACAGGAAAAAAATGAGCACATGGAAATAATTGATTTGTTTATCCAAAAGCAGAAAAAAAGAATAGAAAAGCTTAAACAAAAGTGTCAGGAAAAAAAATCTTGTGACAAAAAGAAGTAGTGTATGAAAAGGACTATGAAATACTACAAGTCTGCAAAAGGGAAAGCCTCTTATAAAAAGAAACTTAAAGAAGATGTAAAACGTAGCACAAGTAAGGAAGGGCTAAAGAAACGTGCAGAACTTAAAAGGATAAGAAACAAAGCAAAAGCAGATGGCAAGGACATAGTGAACAAGGACTATGATCACAAGACTAAACGGTTTGTTAAGCCAAGTGTGAATAGGGGTAGAGTAGGAGAAGGTGCAAGAAAGAAGAAGTCAACTGCAAAGAAGAGTACAGCTAAGAAAACAACAAGAAAGAGAACAACAAAAAAGAAGTAGCTATGAAAGGTGTACCGCATTTTAAAAAGGATGGAAGCATTTATAGGGGGAAGCATATGCATAAGGATGGTAAGGGTAAGCTTATGAGTGGTAAGAATCATGGAAAGAACAGTGTTTACTTATACCATATAAATGAGCTTGGAAAGAAAGCACAGATGAATGCATTTAAGAAATTAAAACTTTTGAAATAATGGGCAGGAAAGTAACACGTAAAAAGAAAACTGCAAGAAAACCTGCGGCTAAAAAGAAAAGCTCTGTAAACTCAGCAGGTAATTATACAAAGCCTGGTATGAGAAAAGCTTTATTTGAAAAAATTAAAGCTGGTAGCAAAGGTGGGAAACCTGGACAGTGGTCTGCTAGAAAGGCACAGATGCTAGCAAAGCAATATAAGGCTAAAGGTGGAGGTTATAAGAGTTAGATATGGCAAAGAAGAAACAACAAAAGAGTCTTGATAGATGGACTAAACAAAAATGGAGAACTGCTTCAGGAAAGAAATCTTCAGAGACTGGAGAGGTCTACGCTCCTACCAAGACTATACAGAAGCTTAAGAGCACTGCATCTGGCAGGAAGAAGTTAGCAGCGGCTAACAAGAAGAAAAGAGAAGCAACAAAGAAGGGCAAGCAGCATGCTAGTCATGGCTTGCATAAAGGCACTAATAGAACAGGTGCAAAGAAAACTGCTAAAAGAAAAACTAAAAAGAAATAGTTATGCCACCTAAAAAGAAAACAACAGGTAGGAAGAAAGACCCCAGGTTAGCAAGAGCAGGTGTATCAGGATACAACAAGCCTAAGCGTACACCTAATCATCCTAAGAAGTCACACATTGTTGTGGCAAAAGAAGGAAATAAGATTAAGACTATTAGGTTTGGAGAGCAGGGAGCTAAGACTGCAGGTAAACCTAAATCAGGAGAGTCTACTAAAATGAAAAAGAAAAGAGCCTCATTTAAAGCAAGGCATGCTAAGAACATTAATAAAGGAAAGATGTCAGCAGCATACTGGGCTAATAGAGTTAAATGGTAGGGTACACCAATATGATGTACCCTATAAACATTACAATCCAAATTCAGAAAGATCTACTACATCACTTTTATGTTTAGGACCTTTATTAAGATATTTAGTAGTCATAAACTTATGAAAGTCTTTAGATTTACGCATCCATTGTTTTGGATGGCAAGACTTCAGTGAATGTGTTACGTGGTTATAGAAAGACCAAGCACTGTCAGCATCTACATTATAATCATAAGATGGGTTATTCATCTCTTGCTTAATTATGTTAAGCTGTTGATTATTTATAATTTCTTTTTCTATATATAGCATACCAGCTAACGCACATTGTTCTTGAAAAGATATCTGTGTATTTTCAAGATTCATCTTATCTTGATTGATGTTATCAAAAATATCATAAGCATTTTTAATTTGATATTCTATATTAAGATCTATATCATGTAGTGCAGATCCTATATGTTTTCTGCCATATGATATTTCTCCGGATACCATTAGATTTGAACATACCATTACATAAGCACCAATAGCACATTGAAATCTTACAGACTTGTCATAAGAGTTTGTCCAACCAAACATCATACCTGTATCACAAAAAGCATTTTCATGCTCTAAGTATAATACACCTTGAGCTACGTTAGCATTTATATTAGCTCTATAAACTTCATTTTTAATATTGAAGTTATGATCTTTAAGTAATTCTTTTGTTCTATCAAGAACATATCCATGTGTAACTACTGAGTATTTTTTCCCATGTGATGGCACTGGAGCATTTTTAAGATAATCTACTGAAACTTCTGTTGGTTTTTTAAATCCCATTTTATAAATGTTTGAATGTTAATAATTTAATTTTTGTTGACATATTACTTTATCATTTTCTTCAATCCAGGAGTAACCTGATGCTAAAGAAAATTTGTATGTAAAGTTTTTATATATGGTTATTATTGTATCACCCTTGAAATCATGTGATATAGGATTAGATATTTTCATAATATCTAAATAGTATTTTATATTATTCTTTTCCATTGTCTCTATATTCTTTGTATATAGAAAAAAATAAGGCCCCTAAAAATAACAGGCCGTAGTATATTATAATTGTTGTAATAATTATTAGAGATACTACTTTCATTTTTTTAGGTCTTTGTATTTTATGATGTCAAAGCACTCCAGTGCTTTGTCTAATATTTGTTCAGTCTTAGCCACTCTTGCCTTGGGGGATAGTGGCTTTTCAATTAGTATATTGGCTTTGCTTACTATTGAGCTGATGTGCTTAATAAGCAGATCCCATTCATAATTATCTAGCACTAATTTTTCTTGTTCTTTTTCCATCTTTGTTTTGTCCATATTTTTTAATAAAACTATACAATCCATATTTTTTAATATGTAAATATTTTTCTAAATCTAACCCATGTGGTATAAGCCAACTTTCATTATGGTTATGCTTACTTATGCAGTGAGTTTTTCTTAAACCTAAATTAATTAGTTTTAGTTGCATATAAGCCAACCATCTTTTATAAGGCATATTATCTGCCTCTTTTATTCTTATTGGTTCCATCTTTATTTAGTTTTTTTAGTTGTTACCTAGCATATAAAATTGCACGCAAAATTTTATTTGTTGGTATATTGTTGCTAATATATTTTACAGGCTTGTGTAGTTCAGATTCTCTTTTATTAGAGATAATTTTATTATAATCATGTTTTGTACATTCTATAAGTTCATTGGTATTTATATTACCATTTATTGAAGTATATGAATAATGATAAAAATAACGTTCAGCAACACCATATAAAAATAATAACCTGCGTAGCATATTATTTTTATCAAGTGTTCCATTTGTTATTTTTTCAAGTAATACTATTTCAAGTTCTTTCATCTTCCTGTATTTTTTTATCATTGTCTAATGCTTCTATACAAATCTGTGTAAACTTTTCTTCTATAAAATCTATCTGACTTGTAGGCATTATAGAGCAGCTTGCACAGATGCTAGCAATAAGACTGATGTTGTCAAGTACAATATCTTCTCCTTGCTGTAGTTCTTGTTTAGTAGCTTTAGATGATCTGTTAATTTTTTCAATTTGTTTCTTTACATAGTTAAACTTTCTTTTAACCATGTACCTGTCATTCTCTCTTATAAGAGGACAGTCTAATATCTCCCTATATGCATACTCTTGTAGCATTAGGGCAGTATATACTATTCTCTTATTGAGATACAATTTAGTTTCTTGGTCTAAGTTCATCTTTGTTTTGTTTATAATCCTCTAAAAAAATATACCCACAACCATAGCCACAATATATTTGTGTTTCTTCTTCACTTTCATTTTCTATAGCGGGTGGTGGTGTCCAACTTTCTTTACAGCCTGGGCATTTAAAAAACCCATCTTTTACAAATGAATCTAAAACTTCATTCTGTTTAAATTTTTGTTCTGATATTTCTATACATTTTTCACAAATTAACATCATATGCAGCTTGTTGTCAGGCACATAGAAAATGTTTTTACAACCGTTATTTATGCATTCTTTTGGTTTTAATTTCATATTAATCCGGATTTAATTGTTCTCCAAAACCATCAAATTCAATAGTAGGATATCTATCTTTTCTATAAGGATATTTGTTGCTATTGTAGCAGCTATCACACCAATACCCTGTAGGAATACCATAATAACAATGCCTCATTTCTACATCAGTAGAATCACATTTATTACATGATAATTCTAAATGTTTATCATTTTTCATAATACTTTAAGATTTAGATGTTTCTTTAATTTTTTAAGTACCTCTTCTCCTTTATGTGCATTGTTTTGTCTCTGCACACTTGTAGGTAACACGCTTTGGTTAAGAGGATCTTCCCAAATTTCATAGTTCTGAAACTTACCTGCCCATTCCCAGGATTGTAGATTTTTTCTACCTATACTGTTATTTATTGCAGCATTGTAGCCTGCTACAAAAGCTAATCTATACTGCTTCTCAAGCAATACATATACATCTTGCAATTCTTCTTTAGTCATTTTATTTGGCGTTTAGAAGTAATTCAATAGACTCTATTACTTTATGATCATCATATTCAATACACAATGAGCATGTGTTGTCTCTATTTACTATAAAGTCTTTAAGCCGGGCTTTCAAAGACTTAATTATATATTTCATTTTGCTTATGTCAGAGATTGTATAGCACTCTACAAGAAACCATTTAGACATATTCTATTTCAAGTTTTAGTTTTAAAGAAATTTTGTTGATATATATTCTGGATGATTTGCACATTTTATTCTGTTTTACATACAGCCTATTAAAATTTATGGTGGCTATGTGTTCATCACCTCTATACACCTTGTTGTATTTGATTGTAAAATCATCCATAATAGTAAAGATTAAAAAAGCACCCGCAATAATATCACAGGTGCTTTAAGATAAAAGAGTAAACTACGGAAACTATTCTTTGACAAACTGACCGTCTATCATTTTTCCTTTGCGTTTGCTTATTACTTTATATGCAGACTCAAGACAGTCTTCTAAGCTCATATCTTGCATCTCTGCTTGTATTAATATTGTAACCATTACATCACCTAATGCATCTTTTATTTCCTCTTTATTATCAGCATTTACGGCAGTGCATAGCTCTGTTGTTTCTTCTAATGTTTTTAAAGCCTGAGCCATAGGTGTACCCTTATCAAATATACCTTTGTCTTTAGCCCATTCTATTACAGCAGTTTCTAATTCAAAGTAATCCATTTTAGAATATTGTTAGTTGTTTTTTTGAAATGTTTATAATATTATCTATCTCATTTTTGATAGCATCAATATAGTATTTTATATTGACATTATAATCTTCAAACTTATTTTTTATACACAATTTATTGAATACAGTTTGTTTCCATTTACCAGATTCTAATTGTATTTCTCTACCATCAAATGTATTTACTTTTACAAGTTTACATCCATTGTTAGATATATAATATCTATTAATTTTTTGCAAACCTATATCTGTAATCACACCGTTAATAGATACCCTTTTCATTTGTTTCCAATCACCTCTTGACTTTTGTGCAATGCAGTAATCAAGTATGTTGGTGTTTGTTTTAACATAGTCTTCAGGCAATATGTTGTTTATAAAAAACTGATATATACCTTTAGCCACTACAAGTTTAGATTTATTTTTGTGTAGTTCTAAGTTATGAAAATTAAACCTACCTTTTAACTTTACAGCAGAATATAAGAAATCAGAACCCTTAATACTAAATAAGTAATGAGGGTTTTTATCCTTGATACTTCTCCATTTAGTTATATCAACCTTTACAGGATTATCAATTGCTATGTAACTATTGACATCAGCCAATATGATTTTGCTATATGTTGTATGTTCTAGTTTGAGTTTAGTTACATCTTCCCAATCTTTGCAAATATCTAAGTATGCTTCTTTATACTCCTTTGGTATTTTAATTTCTATACCGTCTGTATTTTGCATAATAGAAATAGCACCAGGTATCTCCTCCATAATTCTTTCATACAACATCATTAATGTAAGCTGTCCGTTTATTGTGATACGCATACATAACTCTGGATCATAAAAGAAACTTGTTGCATCATTACTCAATCCAAAAGTACTATTAAGTATAATCTTCAACACATAATTCATTGGATTAGACTTAGGAATTTTTACTCTTTCATCAAAGAACCATTCATACTGTGGACAGAATAATTCTTGGGGGAAATGAGCTGCACTCCATTTGTTTCTAATAACAAGATTAGGATAAAAGCTTGTTACATCTGAAGACATAATAATATAGTCTTCATTACTTTCATATATGCCTGATTTATTTGCACCATGCACACCACCTAAACCAAAGGTTGTATCTACATTTTTGTAATTAACACAGAACTTAAACTGACCCTTAAGATTAAGAGCATCTAACTCCATATCTTTTATAATTGATAGGAGATTATTAAATTCTTGTGTTTTAAATTTTATATATGGTAATATGATATTACCGCAGTTAATTTTAATTCTTTCTGTTCTAAGCTTTTTAAAATCATATTTAGTGATATTCATTTTGGGCCTCATGTAATACATGAATATCTCTTTACTGATTCTAGGTTCAGATGCAGAAAATAAATTTACTTTATACTTTTTGCTTAATGATTTTCTAAGTTTGATTTGTGATATACTGCCATTGTAAATTGCTGCTGTAGATTCAACATCATTTATACAGTAATCTATAATAGTATTTATCTGCTCATATTTGTCTATATGCACAGTATGTTCTATGGGCATGTCTAACAAGTTATCCCAATCCATACTGAACTGTATCCATTTTAAAGAACTTCTTTTTGCTTTGTTATCCCAATGATTTAGCTTGAATACATCTATTTGTTGAATTTTCATTCTCCATTCAGGATACTCTTGAAAATCTCCGGCTCTACTTTTATTTATACAAGATTGTGCGTATGCATATATATCCTTAGCAATATCACTGCCAGAATATGTAAGCCATTTGTAACTGCTATCAAGTATATAGTGTGTTATTTGAGCGTCAAAGTTGAGACCGTTGTATGATATATGCCACTCTTTATTTTTGATATTACTTTCCAGGAAAGCAACTAGCGAATCAAAGTTATCTTCAAGATCATTAACAACAAATATCTTTTTGTCATTGGATTTATAATGTTGAAATACTGCTACGAAACAATTGGATAAAGTTTCATAGTCCATTATCCAGTGGTTCATAATTGTAGAATAAAAAACCTGTATTACACAGACTGAAAATAGTTTGAAAACAGAACGGTAATACAGGCTTGAGCTAATGAAAAAGATCTTATGCTTGCGTTATAATCTTGGATACTTTTGTCTCATTTAAATCTACCATATATTTACCAAAGTCAAAGTCTGTATTGATAGAAAATATACTTATGAAATCTTTAATGTTATCAACATTTGTGATGTAGTATTCACCATATGTTTGGATCTGGACTCTTTGTTTCTTATTACCATGTGGGTTGCCATCTTCTTTTAGTTTAGGAACCATATGGAAAGTGTTCTTTTTTTCTTTAGTGATAACTGCAAGAACAGCAGATGAAGGATCATATAAAGCCTCAATGTATGGACAATCTTTACTAACAGATATCATTGAAAAGGACTTCATGTTTTTAAACGCTGACTCAATCAGCATCATGTTTTTACCTATGCTCATAATAATTATTTAAGGTTATGTGAATTATAAATCTACCTGGTTTATAAGAAATTTAAACGGTAAGGTAAACTCTTTATTAGTGTAATGATAGTCAACAATCTTTAGTGTTGCAGATAAATTATCCATCCATTTATTGTAGGAATCATCAGATACTTTAAATGAATATACTTGATTGTATGTATCAATAACTATAAATTTAAAAATTATTTCATAATCTTCTATTATATCCTTATGGTTTTCATAAATTAATACAGAATAAATAGCAGCTTGTAGCCAGTAATTGTAATAATCCACGGTTTCATTAAAGTCAGAAATAGATTTTCCTGTTGTTTTCAAGTCACAAATAGTAACAGTTTTATTGTCTTCATCTATTTTGTAATAGTCTACATAACCTTTAAGTCCAAATAGATAATCAGTTAGTTCACACTCAAGATATTTTTCTCTATAAACAGATACAGGATCTAAATCAAAATCACTTTTGCTATTGCATGATATATGTATGTCTTGTATATCTTTATTACCTAGTAGATAATGAAGTTTGTCTTTACACTTTTCTAGTGTCTTAGTATCAATTACATCTACATTAGGGTTGGATATAAAATTCCAATATAATTGATTGTCTTTTGTTTTTATTTTAGCAAGTCTAGCCTCATCTTTTTTAAGGCTTTGATATAAGTTTTGATCTATAAGTACTTGAAGTATTACGCTGTTCCATGCAGGAGTATCTTCAAGCAAATCTTGATTAGCTCCTACTGCATCAAACAGTCTATGCAATACTTTTCTTACGTTATCTGAAGGAGTTTTTTCAGGAAGAATTTTAAACTTCTTTTCAACATCATCAGGTTCAAACATAAGGCAGTGCAATAATTTACCTTCTACTAAATGTTTGTCTGTGCGTATTTCCTTTTCACCTAGAACATAATCTTTATAGAAAAGCTTAGGGCTAAACAGAAGCTTGTTCATTGATGAATAAGAAAACTTAAATGCTTTACTATAAAAATTTTTAATAGCTTCTTGGTCTATCATAATAAATATTTAAGGGGGTAGTTAACCCCCTGTTATAAAATTATTTTAAATACTTTTTATATTCTTCTTTCAAAGAAACTTTGAAATTGTATAGACATCCATTGTGGACACTTATTCTATGTCTATTTTGCAATTCAAGATATTTAAATCCTTCATTAGTTAGTACACCTCTATTGTGGTAATCCTCTATAATTGATGAGGGCTCTCTACCCCAACTTAATACTCCAGATTCTTTTATCCAATTCTTGCAATCTTTATCTCTTTCAAAAGAATATCTTCTTTGATATAGGCCTTCATCAAATAAAGAAAATAGTATCATCTGATTTTTTGATATATCAATTTTTGGCAGAATCTTTTTCACAACACTAAAGTCATCAGGGTTCTTAGATTTTAGCATTCCTATAAGATAGTCCTTCATGTCATCGTCAAGAACTACATCTTGACATAAATTATTGAAATGATATAGAGGCACAAATTCTTTTCCTGTTACTCTTAGATTGAAATATAAACCACCAATATAAGCATGTCTAATATTAAGTACAGCTGAATCAGATGCAACTAAACTAATATTGCTTTCATATGAGTTAATTATAAACCTATCTTCCCATTTTCCTACATGTTTGTACTGACCAAAAAGATTAAAAAACAGATTATTCTTAGAGAGGTTAGTATTTACATTGTCATTGCTTATGAAGAAGTCTGCTTTTCTATAGTCTTTTACAATACGTATATCAAGCTCATCCATCATATCTTTAATTCTAGTCTGTGTTCTTTCACTGCCAGGTATGATATATGCTTTCTTTTTTTTATAGTTGTTAATATCAAATGAGTCTTTATCTATTTGAAATTCTCTCAAAGAATCAAACTCATCTCTATTATGGAAAGCTACTAAGTTTCCTATATAATCTGGCTTATAGCCATTAAGCCAAATTTTATCTTCTAAATTAAATTTATCTATTGCTTCTTCTGTTAAGATTTGATACGGTGTGTTCATTACTTGATTGTCATTTTAATTATTTCAGAACGGTTTAATAAGCTGTTAAACTTTGTTTTGTTACCATTAATTAAAGTTCTAATAATAAGGTACTTTAAATCATTTGTGAATATATCCATAGTACATAGGTCAAACAATCTATCTACAATCTTTTTGTTTATAGTATTGTTCTTAGAATAGAATACAGCATAGTTAGCCACACGTGTAGCAAGGGTAGATGCTATATCAGCTCTGTAATCTGTACCTGTACCAATGGTTGCTTTTAAATTTTTATAGACAGCACTGTCATCATCTTTAGTTATAATATCTTTAGGTGTAGGTAGTTTATCAAGCTTGTTGTTGATGAATATGGTAAACAAACTTGCAAATGTTTCACCAACACTACCCTCACCAAATCTTTGTATTAGTGGTAGGTTGTTAGAAAAACTCTGAAGACTGGAGATACTTTTGAAGAATGTTGTGATACATCTTGCATTTACAGACTCAGTTACAAGCTCAGGATGCATAAGTAGAAAGTTAATACATCTTGTATCAAGCTTACCCTCTGCCCATTGTGCCCAGATATCTATATCAAACTTCACATAGGTAGAAATAAATCTAGTCTTTTGTGCAGTATCTATAGAGTTAACCATATAGTCACCATTGTCAGGATTGGCTGTAAGTATGATGTGCCAGTCTTTTGGTAGCTTCCAAGAAATATATTCTTGTCTATCTATAAGCTCCATAACAGCTTGAATGAAACGCATGTCTGCACGATTCCAGTCATCAAGTAATAGTATACCACCTTTCTTTTTATTGGCAATCCATTCAGGAGGACATGAAGCAGTTCTCTTCTGACCAGTGAACTTGTATCCTTGTTTGAGATATTCATCTACTGCTACATCATCAACCCATGCTGCCATCTTTTTTGTTTTGGGTGCCTGAGCTGATGTGTAATTTAGAGAAGGATTAACAGGTTTACCTATTTCTTTATACATCATAAATTGTTTGATAGGAAATCCTACAAGATCACCTATTTCCTCAATTTGTGATAGATTAATTTTTACTATATCTAAGTTTAAATCTTTAGCAATTTGTAACATGCAAGATGTTTTACCAATACCAGGTTCACCAACAATTTCCATAGCACTAGGCTTGTCACCATTGCTTTGTAGGAATCTATTGTTGTTAACTAAGTGTTGAATATCTACAGTTAATTCTTGCAAGTTTACTTTTGATTGAGACATAATATTTAATTTTAAAGTTTGTTAGTTAAAATTCAGCAGTGAAAGAGCAATCACCTTTTTCTAATACACATTCTAAGATTTGTCTACCTAAAATGTAGTCATAAAAATCAGATACATTTTCAGGTGGTATTGTTATTCCACCTTTACTTAGATAATCCCAAATACTCATATCTGGTTTTAAATCATAATAAGACAATATTGCATTCTTATTCTTTCCAAATGTTTTTTCTATAGACTGTAATTCAGATCTTATGTCATCTAAATTTTCAGTATCAAAATAATATTCAACATAGTTAGGTGTTGTGCCTTCTACACCAAACCTATCCGCAGCTGTGCTTGACTGGATAGCAAAAGCAAACTTGCCTTCAATATCTCCTTCATAATATCTACCCATTTTAATTAATTTTTATACATCTACCTGGAAGACTCTCATTTATCTGAGATATGCTACTGTGTACCCACAAAGTATTTTTTGGGCAATTGTTAGGTGAAGATGCTTCTCCGTCAGTAAAATATATAAGTGTTGTATAATAACCCTTCTCATTATAGTGATCAATTACAGGTTGAAAATCTGTACCACCTCTTCCTTTTATATTCAAATCTTTTTTAGGATTAAATTTTTCAACACTATTTAATACAGTATCACACTGAGCAATAGTAATTTGATTACCTGTTTTAGATATATGGTATAGCTCTGCCATAAACTCTTTAAGTTCATTATTATTTACAGATGCAGATGTATCTATACCTACAAGAATGTGACTTCTTGTCTTAACTTTAATTGCTGGATTACCTGGGAATCTTTTGTTGATTTTTTTCCTAGTCTTTTTAGTATACACAATATTTGAGTTGCCAACAAAGCGTCTAAGATATCCACGCCAATCAAACTTTGGTGGTTCTACATGTCTTATTCTTTTAAGTATTGATTTAATTTCTCCAGGAATATTACCTGAAGATTTCTCAAGAGTTTCTGCTACAGTATTAATCTGATGATCAATCTGTTTTTCTATAAGCCTTTGTGTAGACTCTGGCAATTCATCAAACTCTTCCCAAGTGTTATGATCATATGGTGAGTTGCCATCTTGTGAATCTAAAAGATTTTGTAGAGACTCAGACTTCCCTTGATCTTGTGCTTGTTTGAGAAGCTTGTAGTATTCTTTTGTACCAGCTCTGTATGGTAGTGACAATTCAGGAAATGAATCCATTGTAATACCACCTTCAGGTAACTGATATTCATCTATATATTGATTTATTTCTAAGTCAGCAGCTATGTTAAATAACTTTTTATCTTGAAATATATCACGCATTGTCATATGCCCAAAAGCAATATGCAATAGCTCATGTTTTATTAGTCCATATTTCTTATCATCATCTAGTGATTTAAAGAAGTCAGGGTTTACATATAAAGAAGTATTGATACCATTCCTACCAACAGCAGCAGTAGGAAGATCATCAGTAAAATTCTTTTTCAATCCTATAAGAAACAAACCATAGAAAGGTTCTTTGAATAAGATTGTCTTGGAAATTTTGCTTAGTACATCATGCATTGACATTCAAAATTTTGATAATGTTTTTCATTCTTTGTCTAATCTCACTGTAATCAGAAGCTATGTATATTCTCTTTTCAAGTATCATAATGAAGAGATCTTTATCTTCTGTAGTTTCTATATACCTAAATAAAGATTTTAGGTTAGTATCATTAGATGTAAAGCTTTCATGGCATTCATCTAATATTCTTTTTTTCTTGTCACCAATAAAGTATGATGCTATACAAAGGTTAGTATATGAATTAAAATGTTTTATTATTTCTAATCCTAGTGTATAATCTTCATTAGATCCTTGAAGCATTTCAATTACACGAAACACATCATCTGGCGTAGTTTGTTGGTCCATAAAGTATTTTAATTATAACACCAGGGTTTTCTTTATCATATTTAAAATTAGAAAACACTGGTAATAGTAAGTCAGCATTATCATCTTTAATCCATTCATGTTTAACCATATCATCTTGTACAGTTTGTGCGGGATTTATATAGTCAAACTTATGTTTGGTACCTCTAATGAATGTGAACTCTACATGTATAGGATGCTTTAAGTTTTTTGTAGCATCTTTAAATTCCTGAGCGTATTTTTTATAATACTCCTTTGTGTGCTTCCTGTAGTTCATTACAGATTTTGAAGCTATAAAATGTTTACCTGTCCATCTTCTACCGTTTTTACTTGAAGGTACATTACCTGGTATAAACCATTGCATATTATTTGTTTAAGCACTTTTTAAACTTGACTTTAAATTCATTATGAACTTTATTCATACTATGTATTTTAACAGAATCTGAAAAGTCTTTGTCTAAGCTGATGCTGAAACCATCTATATCATAAAGCTCTTTGTATCTATCCATAGCTCTTTGACCTGGTGCATCATTATCTAAAAGTGTAATTATTAAATTGTATTTATTTTTTAGGTTGTGAATTATATAGGGTTTGATAATAGTATTCTCACTGTCAGGAGCTATAACATCTATTGTTTTGTATTTAAAACTATATAGGCACATAGCATCCTTTAGAGAAGAACATATAATCAAATTTGGTTTGCTGAAAGATAGTTGATCAAAGCCTTGTATGTACTCATTTACCTTCAAAAACTTATTATCTTTCTTCTTAGGTTGATATACCTTATACAATAAGTTTTCTTTAGTATAATAGCCGTATATGTAAGAATGCTGAATGCTTATTTCTTCCTTTTTGTTATCAACATTTCTTTCAAGGTTATAATATTCTATTGGCTTTACATTAAAGTGTTCTAGTATTTTAGAACCAATGTTGTATTGAAGCCAATAATTAGCATCACCTGTATTCCAACTTCTATTATTTACATAACCAACTTTCCATTTGTCTATAGGCTTTACACCTAGTTTCATCTGGCCGTTTTTCTGTATATACTTGTTGTAGTCAAGTAAGATTTTATCTAATGCTTCAAGGAATGATATATTGAAATACTCCATAACAAAGAATATCTTATCACCCTGCTTGCCTGTACTAAAATCTTTAAAGACATATTCACTTCTTTGTGTGTCAACATAGATGCACATGCTAGGAACTGTATCCGCTGTATTCCATACACTTTTAATCTTAACATTCTGACCTGATAATGTTTGATCAAGATTAATATAGTATTGGAAGACCCAATAAGAAGGAACATTCTTTACGTCATATACTTTATTTTTTGTATTGAACATAATAAAAGAGGGGCAGCCGAAGCCACCCCATTAACAAACACTAAAAATTATAAATCAAAATCATCACCAGTAAATTTATCAGCTGATTCAAAGCTTGTTACTGACTTCTTTTTTAACTTTATTATGTGCTTCTCGGCATCAAACTTTATAAGTCTTGAATTTTCAACATCACAAGATTCTATCTGAACTTCAGATTTATTTCTTCTTGCTAAAAATAAATCTAAGTTTACATAACCTTCTCTATTTTCCCACTCTCTACCACATACGCATGCATTAAAGAATTTAGAATTAGAGAACAACTGGTTGCATGCATTCATAAATTCAAATAGAGTTGTAGCTTCTACACTATCAAGTTCATCTCTAATGCCTAGTGTTTCTGCAAGGAATACCATAGACTTTAATACAGATTGATCCCTTTTAATTTCTATACCTGAAGGTAGTACAGTGTCTTTGTAATCATACTGCTGAAATCTTACTCTACCTACTTGACCTTCATATCTTGGACCATTTGGATTATTTTTGTCTACAAGAAAACCCTGGAAGCCACCTCCAATAGGTTCAGTCTCTACATGCAATACAATTTTATAGGCTTCTTTATCATATGGTGTTTGATCAAAGCTTATAGAGTTAATTTTAATTTTGTGGTTGCCGGCTTCTATTACTGGTCTTGCATTACCACCATCTGATTTGATATTTTTTGTGTTAAACATAAATTATAATTTAAAAAGTTTGTTAATCATTTTCATATTCAATCATGCAATCTAAAACATATTTGATATCATTAGGAATAAATGAATCATCAAACATACCCATAGGAGATTTGCATGTGTTAGCACCATCTGTTTGTGTAGAGAAACCATATTCTATAGTTCCGTCTTCTAGTTTTTTATTAGTGCAAAATAATACTGTAGAGAAAAGACCTTCTAAAGTTAAGGAATTATCTATCATTTTACCAACTGTTTTAGCTTTTACAAACTTAACACCATTGATATCTATTTCTTCTGAATGAGTCATAAAGAATACATATAGGTCATCTCTAAGATTGATTGGCAGCTTTGCTACTGAAGCAAGGTTGGTAGCTATCTGTGTAAACTTATCATAACCTTTTTCATTTGCTCTTTCAAAGTACTCAAATGAAGACATGAATTGAAAGTCATCTATAATAAGTATTTTAATATGTGGCATTTTATCTGAAACATGCTGCATGCATTTTATAATACCCTGAGCACTATTTACAGTACTCATATTGCCTTTAAGATTTTCTTTAGATAGCAATGTGTATTTCTTTTTCCACCCTTTAAATGGTAAAGATTTACTTGCTGGGTTAATAATAAATGTTTCTTTAGGGTCTAGATTTCTAAATGATGTTGACTTACCTGAACCTGAATTACCAATAATTAATGTTGATTGTGCCATTATTTATTTCTTATTATGTGAGTTAATGTTTGTAGTGAGTAATTAATATCTTCTAATACTTTGATTAGATTATCCATATTATTATTTGTTTCTATAGCCGCTACTGGTTCTGTATTTATAGCAGTTTCAACAGGTTTGTATCTCAACCTGTCACTCATGTCATTAATAACTTTGATTTCTTTTACAGGAATAAAGTGTCTTTCATATCCAGATTTGCTTTTGATAATTTCATATTCTTCCTGCCAAAAAGGATTGTACCTAACAAGATACAATGTTCTTTTAGGATCTTCAGGATTATATTGTATATCAACAAACTCTGTGTATATGTCACATTCTTTTTTCAATTCTGATTCAAAGAATGATATATGTATATCATCTTTACCACTTGGTTTATAGGCCATCTTAGGTAGAAAGATAGCATTGGACTTTCCAATCTTATCAAAGTAAGGTTGGTGTTCCTTTCTTAGATCTTCAATTAATTCTTTTCTCCTTTCAGGAGTCATTTGCTTTGTGTTAATCATATTAATAATTGTGTGTAGCAGGAGTAGCCATCTCAGAAACCCTCATGTTTTCAAATTCTGCTTTGAAAAAGGACATTCTAACATTACCATTCCTAGCTTTTAGAAAATGAAATACCAATGTTCTGTCATCTTTAATTATATATTTATCTGGACCATAATATTTAATTTTTTGTTTGGCTGGTCTGTTGATACCCACTAACATGTCAGCGTGTTGTAGCATAGCATCTGATCCAAATATATCTGACTCTAAAATATAGTTGCCATACTTGCCATTAACAGCTCTATCAGGGTTGTCTATATTTCTGTTAAGCTGTGACAAGATTAAGAATAAACAAGGGTATGTTCTTTTACATTCAGTAAAAAATTCTCCCAACTCAAATAGCATTGACTGTGCGCTATTGCCATGATAAGGAGCTTTCTTTACAAGCAATGTATGATCTAATGTAATTATAGTCTTAGTGCCTTTATGGTATTCCATATACATATCAATCTGTTCTCTCATTTGATTGATAGTCATAGGTCTATTGACTTTGTCTATAGGGTAATTAACCCGTTGCTTTGCATATTGATAGCATTCATTAAAGGTAGAAGATTTTAATGTGCTGCCGGCACTACATAATTCTTTATATGTCTTACCAGTAATAGATGAGAACTCTCTTATGGCAGATGTTTTACCTACCATTTCATAGTTAAATTCTAAAACTCTAAAATCATCATCTGGATTGAGTACAAAAGATTCTCTAATTATCTGATCTTTTATGAGAGTTTTACCTGCACCTGGTCTACCACCTATGATAGTTGTAGTATTCCATTCAAGGCCATCTAATGCTGCATCATTGAATTTAGGCCAAGGAGTGTATATACTTTTCTCAGTACCTTCTTGCCTTCTCTTCATGTACTTTAATGCTTCATTGTAATCAACATGCTGGCTTTGCCATTCATGTTTTCTCTGCATTATTTAAGTTGTATTCAAGCTGCATGTTATATTCTACAGCTTCCAATATTAAGTTATCAATTTTTAAGTTTGTTTTTATGTTCTTATAAATTTTTGTTGATGATATATGGCAGTAAGATTTCATAGCTTCATACCAATTGCTAAATGATTTTTCTTTTATACAATCATTGAACTCATATGTTATAATATACTTCATCATACAACTGTATCTTTAAAGTGATTATCTATATCTTCTATTCCATCTCTAATCATATCACAGTAATCAGCAAGCTCTGATATTTTTATCTTATGCTTATCTTGCTTGCTTATAAAATACTGACTGGTCTTCATGTACTGCCAATCTTTTTCTCTATACTCTTTGATATATCTTTCTGTTGCTTTTAAGATTTCATCCCATGAATAATCATAGGTGCCAAAGAACCATTTAAAATTTTCTGTTAATGTCTTTATGTTATTACGTGCTAACTTTCCGGACGGTAGTTTTTTTTTAGGAAACAGTTCTCTGTATTTTGTTATCATACTTTCAAACTGACTACCCATTACTTTCTTGTTAGACTTTTTAGTTCTGTGACCATAGTATTTTTCTAACTCATTTACTATCTTTTCTCCACTTTCAGTTAGGATTATTCTACCATTGTCATCAGACTTAATATGTTTTTTTATAACCAAGTTCACAGCTTCATTGCCATCTAAGTACTTGACAGTTATTCTTTCTCTTATTGAGAATAAGAATAGGCATTCATTAGGGGTGATTCTATATGATTGTATCTTTCTAAAAAATTCCCACATAGCTTATAGTTTTGCCTAGTAAATATAATAAAAAATTACCACAATATAGAATCTTTATTAAACTTATTTAGTTTATAATTAATTTTATTGAACACATCATCACAATTCCAATCAGTGTTATTATAAGCAGCAGATGCAGGATGTGGACAGTATATATATTTCTGATTAGCAAGTAGTTGTGCAAACTTCTCAGCTTTTCTACCCATAAAAACAAACAATACATCATCCATTTCTTTATCAATATGCTTTATTAGTTTGACAATAAAATCTTTCCATATATGATAGTGTGCTCCAACGTTATTTATTTTAGTTGTTAGAGCAGTGTTAATAAGTAGAACACCCTGGTTAGCCCACCTTGTTAAGTCAGGATCTCTATTGTAATCTGAATTACTTTTTTGTAATACATCAAACATTTTTGATAGAGATGATTGTTCTTGTTTAGTTATAGAGCAACTGAATGCTAAACCGTCAGCTGCATTATACCCTTTATTGTTTTTGAATACAATGTTTGGATATGGATCTTGTCCTACAATTATTACTTTGGTATTATCAAAGTGACATTCTTCAAATGGCTTTAGAATATTTTTTATCTGCGGTGTAAATCTGTTACCATTGTTAACATCATTAACAAGATACTCTAAAGTTTTTTGGAACTCATCAGTGAATAGATAATCTTCTACAAAGTTCCAGCCTGTTTCAAATATCTTATCAGATAATTTCTGTTTGATATTTAAATAATTTATATTTACCATAATAAAAGTTTATAGTATGGAAAAGAAAACAACAGTTGTATTAGATCCTAACGGTGTGATAAAAGATATATCAGTAAGTGTAGGTATGCTTGAAGCACTACAGAATCTTTTGATACATTATTTATCAGAATGTAAGGACCATAAAGAAGTTACAGAGACTTATAAAAAAATAAACTTAGTAGCTGCAGGTGAAACAGATATAAAGTTTGAAGGTATACAGTCTCATATATATATTCTTGTTGCCTTAGTACAGAACCTTAGATCACTAGCTTTAGAGCAAGGTGTTGCCAAGAAGATAGAGATAGAAGATGCTGTACATAATAAGGCAAAAGAAGCGGCTCATTTGTTTTTACAAAGAGATCCTAATAAAGTTAATGAGCTTAATGAAAAATTAAAAGAGTTGCATGAGGTTACAAAATCATTTACCTCAGATTAAGACCATTAAAGTCTCCAAGTTCTATACAGGCTTTAATAACAATATCCATTTCTTGCCTGTTGCAATCCCCAAATGATTTGCAGTATTCAGTTTTGTCTTTTACTATACAGAGTCCTGCATGTCTTTTGACTTGGAGTTTCATCTCATCAAATGTATAGCCAATATCATATGCAAGCTCTCTAATCATAGCATGAGCTTTAGCAATTTGTGCAAGGCTACCCTTTTCATTGTGAACAGATACAAACATTTCTATCATAGAACCATCAGGAAACTTAGATAGGAATTTATTGTATCTGTTCTCAGCATACTTGCTTGCAAACTCTAGCTTACCATTTACAATCTTGGCTGATATACTAAAGTTATCCTTCATCTTTGTTTTGATTTAATTCTTTTTGACTAACTTTTTTCATTATAGTTACACAGAACAAATTATCATAATCTTTTAGTCTTTCTGCAAACTTAATGGCTCTTTCTTTTGTCAAAGGGTTACTTTTCTGTATTAATGATTCTTGTATCATAGCATTGGAGTCCACTGCAAATACTATATAATTCTCATCTTCTTTACTCATCTTTTCTTTTTTTATTAACAATTGCATTTAGTTGTACCTGTGTGTTATATGCATCTACAGATGCTGATATGGTAAAGATATCTATCAATGTACCTATACCAAATATACCCAGGGTAAGTAGCCAAAGCACAAACTTTAGCGGCTTGCCAAGATAGAGATACTGTAGTCCGGCTATACCTAATAAGCCAAGTAGTGTGAGCAGCATTGCTGTTGTTTTATTTTTCATCTTTTTTTATTGTTAATGTTTTAATTTTTTTTCTTAATTCATCTATAGTCATATCAACAAAACCTTCTGTCATAATATGATTTCTACCTAACTTTTTAGCTTCCTGTATTTCTTTTTTCATTTGTGCAGATACAGCAGCTAATCCAATTTTAATCAAGTGTGCTTCAAACCCATTTAGTAATGTCATCTTGTTAGTTTTTCAATTTTAATTAATAAATTATTTAGTTGTTTCTTTCTGCTATTTACATAGTCTATTGTTAGTTGACTAGGTTCATCATGTTCACCAGGCATTTGGTGCTTCAACATTATTTCAAGATCTCTTAAAGATGTCTCTATAAAAGATGAAAGGATATCATTCTCATCCTTGGTAAACATATCATTTCTATATGGTGTATAATTAATAACACCCTCTTCTCTTAGTTGCATAAATTTATCTTTCATTCTACCCATTGATATATCTTATTTTAGTTTGATCAAATTCTTCTAGTGCATTAGACACCCAAGTTTCATCTATTGTGTCTTTATAGCACAATATATGGCACACAGAGGTATCTTCTGGATTAAGTCTTAGCAGCCTGCCAATTCTTTGTGCAGACTTTCTTTCATTTCCATATGCATGTAATATAATCCCTTGTTTTAAATTAGGAATGTTAACACCTTCACTTAGCTGAAGTACACAACTAAGGGTATTGATTCTACCATCAGAAAACATTTCTAAGTTTTCTTTAGACATATTATTTTTGCTATGGTAACTGTGGCTTGACAATCTGTCTGCTTGCTTTACCGTGTTAGCAAATATTATACACTTGGAATTTATATTGCCAAGAAGTTTTTTTGTGTAGGCTTCTTTGCTTTTGTATTCCATCATGGATTTCATTCTCATAATCCTGGCAAACTGTTTTTGTTTGTGGCTATAAGAAGAATTAATTTTTCCACACATCCACTGGTAGTCTTTACTCTCTGAGGTAAACCAATGATTGCCATCCTTTTTATTTTTCCTAAGATCTTTCTTATCAGATAGCTCAATCATGTGAACATAAATTATATAGTCGTTCAATATTTTTACAGATGTAGCGTCATCAACTGAGAATGTATAGACTATAGGACAGTACTTGTTGACCATGTAATACTTTTCCCCTATGTTTTTTGTAGGAGGTGTACCAGTCATGCCAAGTATATGTCCACTATACGGCTCAAGAAACTCCATGTGATTCATCTTTAGGTTGTGACACTCATCAAGTACCACAACATCATAATCATCAGGATTCTTTTTGTTTAGAGATCTATAAGTTACAAACTCAAGTTCTATATCTATATTTATCTTTACCATTTCATCACGCCAGGAATCAATGATAGATTTTTTAGGAACAACAATAAGATTTTTGCCTTTTGTATAAATATATTTTAAGCCAAGCCGGGTTTTACCTACACCCATTGATATAGCTACGCCACATTGCTTATGCTTTTCTATTTCTATAAGTGCTTCATTTTGCACCATGTTTTTTAAATGCATTACAAATCTTTAAGAAGGTCTAACAAGTCTTTGATAAAATCTTTTTCAGTAGATTTTGTATTCTCTTTATATAGATAGTATAAGTGCTGCGTTGTACAGAATACTAACTCTTTATATGAAAATGTTTTCTGAATCTCATCATATACATTTGACAGTCGCATGTCTTTATTATGTGTTTTGTGAATAAGATCTTTCATTTTCTTTTCTAATGCTTTATATTCTTGATCATTCATATCAATAGCATCAGTAAATTTGTTTTCATTGTGATTTATCATTCTAATCTGTTTGTGGAGAAGCCTAATTCTTTAGATTCCCCCGGGTTATTTTCAATCCAATTATGGCAAGACCTACATACAGCTAACCAGTGTGTAGTGTCTAACATATTGTCACCTATTCTTCCTTTTTTATGATGAACATCTGTAGCTTTTAGTGTGCAGTTATATATTTTAGCTTCACACATTCTATCAGTAAGGAATTTAATTCTTAATTTTTTATATGCACTCATCTATTAAAACAAGGTTTTTTGACCATTGATATTTTCTTCATGCTTTTCTATTTTATATCCTGCATTTCTAAAATAATCTAAATACTTTTCTATATCAGTATGAAACTTTGATACTGCTTCTTGCAATCTTTTTTTTGATTGTCTACCTATAGGATATATTACTTTATAGAAACCTGAAAAAGCTTCAAACTTTTCATACACACCTTCTCTTTTTACAGGTGTTGCTGTAAGTTGATATCCTTTTTCTTTAGACTTACCGGTTGCCCAATGATATGTATCTTTATTAAAGTCTATAGTAAACTTAATAGAAACATTTGGTTTATCAGTGGGATAATAAAATTTGTATAGTGTCATATTACATTAAGTTTTCGTCAGCTAATGATGTGTAACCACCTTCAAATAATATAAGATGATCAAGCACTTGTATGTCAAGTAACTTAAGACCCTCCTTAATTTTTTTTGTTATAGCTATATCAGCTTTGCTTGGATTAGGATTACCACTTGGATGGTTGTGTGCTAGAATAACACTTGAAGCAAGGCAATCTACAGCATATTTAGCTACTATCTTTACGTCTACAATAGTACCAGCAACACCACCTTGACTTATTTTTGCATAGGCCATAGTTTCATTAGCTTGATTCATTAATAAAATAAAAAAAGATTCATATATATTTATGTCTTTATGCCAAAACTTTTTTATAAATCCATAGCTTTTTTTGCTGTCTGTTATAGTTTCACTTTCTAATTTAGATTTATATTTTTTTGTTGTAATCTTGTATTTACTTACGTATTTCATCAAATATATCTAAGTTGTAGTCTTGAATAATATTTTTTAGTTTATGTGAGTAGCATGTTTCTGTCATGCATGATGTTGCATATACATAGTTACCTGCATCTACAAATTTTTTAGATTCTTCAGCTGTAATTGCACCACATAATGCATTTAGCCAAGAGTTTAGATCGTTACTACCATTACATCTAGCATAGTATAATCTCATAAGAACATTTCTTGTGTGGTGTCTGAGGCTATACCAGGTAGATTTGTATTTAGTAAACCTATCTTTAGGACTATCATCAGCGGCTACAAGATATGCATCAGGATTAGACCCTCTGTACTTGTGACCAAAGTAATTGTTACCTACAATAGCAAGCTTGCTAAGACCAAAGTTTGTCTCTAATATTGCTTGTGCTACAATAAGACTTGGTGGTATTTCTGGAAATGTTTCATGCTCTTTAACAGCTGCCTTTAACATCTCATCTATAAATGTTTTTATGTGCAACTGTTTCCAAGTTTTAAATCTTGTGAGCAACATTCTTTTTTTGGCATTATTGATAGGCATTTTTTTTATATGTTTTCCATGCCACTCACTAGAAGTCATCCAATATCTTCCTTTGGGTAATCCTAAAGAATTGTATTCAGCATTTTTTACCTGATCATACCTACCAGCATATACATCAGATACAAATTCATCTTTATGCAATGCCTCTTTGTTGTATGTGTACTTAATAGCTACAGCTTTAGCTTTCTTTTCTACTGGCTGTACTAAATTATTTCTCTGTTGTAGTAAAACAAAAATAGCTCCTATTAAAAGAGCTATGCATATATAAAATACTATGTAATGCTTAATATCTTTTTTCATAATCACATATTTAAATGATAACATCATATTTTTTTCTGATGTCTTTTAATTTTTTTTCTAACTGTTCTCTAGTATGCTTACCTATTGTTAAAGGCAGACCTAAATATTTTTCAACACGGTGTAACTTCATTAGCAGAGTCTTAGTATTGTCCATTTCTAACAGTATAAAAGTTTATAATAATCCAAATAAAATAATACATGAACATACAAATATAAAATGTTTTTATAGGTAACACAAAAAAAACCAAGAACAGTATACATCCTACCGGTCTCAGTTTTTTTGTGTTGTTATTCATGTTTTATATTATTCTACGTCAGATAGTTACTTTATGTTAAAGAAATTTTCAGGTAAAAGTTTGTGCTTAAGAAACAAAAGAACAATGTCTTCATACTCAATACCAAGATCTTTAAATGAACAGTCATTCAATAAATCTTTACTTGTTTCTTCTGCTGGTATATCAAGTATGCATTTTACATACTTCATTTTAAACATACTAAATATTTCATTAGCATATTTAGCAGACACCTCTTGCTTAAATCTATTGATTACATCTTGACCTTTACTCCACAAGTATGCAATCTTTTTACGTTTTTTATAGGGCATATTACTGACTTGTTGTTTGGTGTAAGCACCATAGCCGTGCAACACAGTCTTAAATAGCTTGTGTTGTTTTTGATTTAGTAACATGTAATCAAAATCTTTTATGCCATACAGTTGATATGTAGACATTAGCCCATAGTAAGTATATCTTTCTTCTCTTTTAGATAATTCTTTTATTGAAATTTGTTTTTGAATCTGGTTTTTTTGATCTTTGTTAAACATAAGTATAGATATTTTTTGGTTATGGAAATAGAAGGGTAGCCCTGACAGCTACCCTTTTAGTTTTTTATATTTCAAATAGAAATTCTTCCTCATCATCTTCTACCTCAATAAGTTCTTCTTCATATTCCTCCTCTTCATCTTCTTCTTCAACTTCTTCTTCAGTGTGCTCTTCAACAATCACTTCTGGAATTACAATCTCTTCTACATCTTCTTCTTTATCTTGAAGCATAATTGAATCCCCACCACCAACAATTTCTTTATCATCAGTATCAAAAATGTCTTCATCATCAGTAAATAAAGATGTTTGTATAGAAGTAATTTCTTTCTCAGTGTTTTCTACTTTCTTATCTACACTGCGGCTAATATATTCACTTCTTACATGAGGGATAAGAACATTTTCTCTGCATCCTGTAGAATCCCATATGGTATCTCTATAAATTGCTTGGTTGTTTTTATCCTTAAGTATTTCTCCTGTCTTAGGATTAATTTTCAAATGCTTATTAGGATTCTTTGTATTGAATGGTGTAGTAGATTCTACCACAATAATATTACCTGGCAATTCTTTCCCTTCATAGTAATCTAAAAACTTGAGGTTACTAATCTTGCCACTGATTAATGCCTTGAATGTTCTTGGGTCATCAACAAAACCATTCTCTCTGATAGTTACTACTTGTTGTTCTAATACTATAAACCCGTAATCAGGATTTGAAGATTGACGGATTACATTACCATATTGATCTGCTGTTACTCTTACTGAATTTTTCATGTCTAATTTTTTTTAAAGGATAATATTATTAAATCTTTCTATTTGTACTACGTAATCATCTTGGATAATTTCATTGCCATTTATATCACAGCCTATGTAATAAACTTTTACTGCTTGACTATTGCTGTCTTCTAAGACTTTTGCTTTAATGTAGTTTCTACCATTATGTTTTTCAGCATATCCGTGGTCAAGGCAATGATTAATATCAAATAAATCGTTATGTAATTTATATGGTTCAAATTCTACAAATACAATTTGACCTTTTTTATAGTGTTCAAGTTTACGTAAGCCCAAAGCAATACTCATAATAAAGTCACGCTTTGAATCATATAAATTATCACACAACTGAATCATTACTGTTCTAAATAATTCTTCAGACATTTCATTTTTAAGCTTACAAATAAGCTCAATAAATACTTCGTTACTCACAATAGAAATAATAATTTTTTCTGGTTCTTGAATATTTCTGAATGATTCTATCACTCAATTTATATAGTGTATATTCTTTTAGCTTATACACGGACTTGTTTTTTTTATGTCTTACAGCATTTACTTTGTACCAGTATTCAACACTGTCTGTTCTTACGCATACATACTCATCCTTAAAAGTAAAACGTAACTTATAAGAATACTCACATATGGTATCATTGTTTACAGTATATTGATAACATACTGGTTGTCCTAGAAGTAAGACTGGAAATAAAAAAAATAAAATCATTCAACCATTACATTTTCAGGTACATAAATAGTTGCTTCAATGTACTCTTTGACTTCTTTACCATGATAAATAATTTTTGTCTTTGGTTTGTTAATAATTATATCAGTTACATATCCATGTTCAATGCTTTGTATCTGATATCTTTTCTTTATATATTCCTGCAATCTTACAGGCGCATCATTACTATACTTAACCTCTATTAAAATTCTTTTTGATGTTGTTTTCTGTATTATATAGCTACCATCACAATGAATTGTAATTCTATCATTGTGTGCGATTGTTTTGGTAAGTATATTTGTAAACAAGAATGGAATAATAAATAGTAAATTCATTTTTCTAATAGATTTGTTATGATGTAATATCTTTTTATAAGCTGCACATACTTGTCAGCATTAAACAAAAAAGAGTGAGGATTTACCCCACTCTCTTTGATGTCTTGTTCTATTGTAGCTACCATATCTTCTTGCAACTCTAATAATTGACCAAGAATTTTAGCTGTCTCTGGATTATAGCTCATCATCCCATCTATTATCTACATAAGGATCATAATTATCAGGATCCATATTGTTATTTAGCCAGTTTTCTGCATCCATGCATGCTATATCACCATTAAGATGTGTCATTGCATGTAAAGCAGCTTCAATAGGTGTATGAAACTTTACTTCCTTAAACTTTTTTATTTCTTCTACTTCTTTCATATAGACTTCTCTTCCTTTAAGAATAAGCTCAAGGGTATGATGCCCTCCATACCTACGCATAAGAAAGTTTAATACATGAGCTACGTGCTCTTCTTCCATGTCCTTAACTTCAATAGGACCATTTTTAGATTGCCAAATCATAAGATATTTTTTTAAAAGATTTATAGTTCTTTCTGTTTTAAACAGTATTCATTTCTGAAACACTACAGTTGTAGTAGAACCACTGAAATAATAAAAATTAACCACATACCCATGCTGTTATAGTACCGAACATATTCAGCTTTGAAATGCTCATTGTCTACAAGCTTGCTGAAGTGCTCTTCAGATACAAACTCTACAGGATTTTCAGATATTTCTCTAAGGATTTTCTTAGCTTCTGTACCTGTGTTAATGTGATAGTAATCCACGTTTTTGATAGTTCCTAAAAACATAATTGATAAGTTTTAAATGTTTAAAATAATAATTCAACTTCTTTATACCTGGTAGAATATTTCTCATCCGGGTATTTATTCCTATAAAAATTATACATAAAGTCTATTACCTCTTTATGAACATCCTGGTATACAAGATCATCAATCTGACCTTCATTGTCACAGAATGCATGAACCCATAGTTGATACATAGTATTTAGTTTAATGATGCGTGATTTAATATAGTGTAGCTAATAAATTTTTCTACACCTTTTTCTCTTATTATTAAGTAGATGCCCTTGTTTGTAATCTTGTAGCTATCCAACTCACCTTTGGTTTTGCAATCCTTTATATGGTTGCCTGATAAATCTGTGATGATAGCATATAGATTACTACAATAGAATCTACTACGTTGAACATTTAGTTTTTTCATTATTCTTTAAATTTATACTCTTTAAAAAACCCGTCTCTTTTTTCGGTTCTTACAAGCACTGTTCCATCAAAATCTATAGCGTACCATAAACTTTTAGTTTTATAATATACACACAGGAAATTTAAAAACTTATACAAGTTTTTATCATCTAAGTAATGGCTATATTTACCATTAGTGTATTCAACATACACTAAATTATTAGGTATTTGCCCGCGCATAACTTCATTTATATTAAATGAACGTCTACACAATAGCATATGGCTTTTAATCATTGAAATTCTTCTTTGGAATTTATATATTTCTTCAACACTCATAACTTATTTATTTAAAAGTTTATTAATTTCCTTTTCAAGGTTTTCTATATGCTCTTTAGCATCTTCTAATTGCTTGCATTTTAAATGCAGATCTGTAATAAAAAAATCTTCAAATAATATTTTTATAATATTTTCATCTGCATAGCATTCTTCATAATCAGTCCATACTAAAGACTTTGTAATTGCATCGGCCAATTCTTTGTAAGTTTTTGGAGTATTTGAACAAAACTTATCAATTGCTTTTTCCATATCTTCAATTGCTTCACAAGATGTAGCCCAGCCACCATTAATGTGTTTTGGATTACCTTTACTTGCTATACCATCACATGAAGTTTGAAAATAAAATTCATCGTTGATTTCATGTATATACAATATATATATAAAACCTCTGTAATTAACTTCTTTTAGTGTTGTCATCTTTTAAAATTTTTGAATTTGCGGTTAACTAAATTAAGAAACACTCATACATATACATAACATAATACAACAATTCCTACCAAGTACTACTCTAGCTATATACATACAGCATCATTATAGCCGTTTTAAACATTATTATTTTACTAGTATTCGCTTGATGTGGGTCTCTCACACACAATTACACACACATTTTCACATAAATTTTGTATAACAGTAACAAAAGCAACCAATTCAGAAGAATATTTGGCTTATCAGTGAACATGTTTGATATAACCCCGGGAATTGTTGGCACTTTCATTAAAAGTCACAAAATATTATTTGGTTTGCATGTGTAAAAATGTAGCTATGCAAGTGTTGGTATTCAATGTGTTAGATATAAGAATTTCTTTAATCTATATAATAAAATACGTAGCTATGCACGGTGTGTAACATGAGAGTTAAATACTGTAGCTATGCAACGTTTGTCAACGGAATTTTAAAAAAAACCAGAGAGGCAAGGTGTACCTCTCTGGCTGTACTCAGAATGAGTTTACGCATAGTTATAGTGCTTGCGTAAGGCTTTCCTTAGTGACGTTCTTGTGTCACTTGACTTGTGGCTTATACCACGTTCATCACAATAATTGCGCAACTTGTTTAGGGTTGCATTTTGGATTTCTGTTTTTGATAAGACAGCAGGTGTACCTAAGTTAGAACCTAAATCCATAGAAGGGTTAAAATCAGGTACAGAGCTTGAAGGCTTTTTACCTCTTGGATTTTCCATGCGTTCAACAAAACGCTTGTATTTTTCCTCAATAGGTGTAAAGTTGCCATCTTCAATAGCCTTATCAAAAGACTCCCAAAACTCAGACATGTACTCAGGAAATTTCTTGCAAAAGCTTTGCAAAATTTTACCCTGCTCTTCAGAACTGTGACCTGAAGGTTTCACTCTAAAATATTCTTTCAAATAGTTAGAGCGAGATTTGTAGTTGTACTTTTTAAAGGTATCTGTTTCATTGATAAACTTCCAACCTGCCATAGGAAAACCTCTTTTGGATTTATAGGGGTTCTCCTGCATGGATTTTAGTAGTTTATCAAAAAGCTCACTGCCATAATTGACAGTAATGCAGCCCTCAAAATCTTTTGAGTTATCTACACGTGTGTTGAAATACTCTACCATAGTAGAGCCATCTCTGTTCAAGCTTACAGATTCACTTTTTTCATAAAGCGGTTTCTTAAAGTCAACAAAAATACGCATAGTTCTATCAGCAAACTCTACGTTGTTAACAAATACAATACCGCCCATGAAAATTCCATCTACTTTATTCATAGTAATTATGCTTGCCGTCAGACTAAAACTCTATAAAGAGACACCCTTAGCATTGTCAGGTGTTTTGGTTAGAAATAAATACACACAGATGTAACTGTGCACGACCTAAGAGTAAGGTCAAAAAAAGAAAGTCACAATATGCATGGTGCGTGATATTAGAGTTCACTATGTCCGTTGCACACCATAACAGCATGCGTTGGACATAAAAATATTTACTTGTGTTTACAAATGTTGAATACAATAAAGTCACCGGCAGTATGTAGTTCATACTTAACCAGTTTCTCTGTTGTTATCCAGGTGTTAATCTTAGCTTGAGTTGCTTTGATTGTTTTGGTGTCACCAGCTGGAATGCTAATGATCTCAACTTTGTAATTCTGATTTACTTTTTTCATGATGTGTTGGTTTATATCCTACAAAAGTAGGTCTGATAAATAATTAAAATTGTATTTTATATGGTTGAATGTTCCATTTTTAAGTTGCATTTTACTAATAGGGCAAAACCTTACCAATGGAAAAAACATTTTATAATAGAAGGAATTATCAAATACTTCTAAAGTATACTTTTTTTTTAGTAAAAAAGTAGGGCTGTTTTCACCTCTTGTCACTAGAGCATTATAATGTGATTTTTTTATAAGCTTCTTGTCTTTAAGAATAATCAGAAATATTCCATAGGATATATTGCTATCTATAAAGTTTTGTACAGATATATCTACATACCTTTTGACACCTATCTTAGAATACACATCTTGCATGTTTATTTTTTTTATGCGTGTGTCAAAGTTATACTTTGTAAATATTTCAATAGATTTATAAGGTAGACATACTTTATATACCATCCTTTTAGATGTAGCATATATCTTTAAGTGTTTGACAGGTGATAGATCTTTCCTGTCTTCTTTGTTTAAACCAGGCTTAAATATTACTACAAATATTTTCTTTTTTAATTTGCATTGAGTTACAAACTTATAAGCATTGTAATATTCTCTTACATAAACAAAGGCATATTTTACTTTTGTTTTGTTGTTTATTATTACAAATTTTTTTTTGCTAAATTTTTTTCTCCTGTTCTTTTTAGTGGTAAGTGTTTTAACATCACTATAAAGAGTTTGATTAGATTTGCAATACCTAAATTGCTTTATATCATATTTCATAATTAAATTGTTTTATTTATTAATTTATTAAATGATTGTTTGCTACTTTGAATACAAACAGAGCGTCTGTATTCAAACTCTCTTTTTGTTATAGTGGGATTTATATCATCCCGTAAATATATAACCAGATTAAACTGACCACACAAAGACTTGTAATGATGCCTTTCTCTCTGTTTTGAAATTTGATCATCAAACTCATGATAATTAAATACTATACATGAAGATGGAGAATAGACAATTATATGTATATCATCATTTAAGACAAGCTCCCACTTGTCTCTGTCTTTGTCATGATACCATGTGTATATGTGTTTTTTGGGGTTAATAAATATCTCATCTGCATAAGCAGAAAAGGTTTTGTTTTCTTTGTTGAATTTAAGATTGTCAATCTTGACAAAAAACTTTGTAGCTTTCATAATTAAAATATTTAAGTGATTAAAACGGTAGGTCATCTTGTACCTTCCACAGATGAACCTCACGTTCATACTGCGCTTGAAGTTCAGCATCCCTTTGTTTTCTCTTTTCTTCAAGGTATTCATTGATTGAATCCTCATTGTAATCAAGATCAGGTCTGAATGTTTTGTGCAACATCTTAGCAACCTTGAGAGAATCCTCTTGGTTAACTAATGCAAAATACATCTCAGGCATATACGTCCATGCCATATCAGGCCTGTAGGATAAGTTAATATCCTTTAGTATCCTGTTGAATACATTACCAGGACGGTGAAAGTGCCCAGGTACATTGTAACCTAAAACATCATTGCCATATGAATAGTATGGCATTCTTTTGAAGATGTTACCAAAGCATTTAAGAATGCCTCGCTTTGTAATTACCAACTTTCTACAGGTGGATTTGTAATAGACCCTATCTTTTATATAAGGATCTGATATGATACCAGCCTCACATTCCTCAGCATATTTAGGGTTTCTCTTATGTCTATCTAAAAGTTCCTGATAGACTTCCTTAACAATAATCTTATCATTGTCAGGATAATATGTGACAGTGACATAAAAATTCATCCAGTAATCAGGATAAATTGGAGTGCCTAATTTTTTGTATGCATCAACATTCTGTTGAAAGATTGCTCTTTCAGTCTCATCATATTTGTGAAAGATAACACGATTATCATTCACTTTAGTAATATGATTTTTGTTGGAGTTGTTAAGTTTATCAATGTACTCTACTACATCTTTGAAGTACTTGCCAATGAAGTTTGTGTTTTCTTCACAAACACTTCTAATTGCGTTTGTCAAGTTAATTAGCTTTAACACATATGAGGGATGTATTTGCATATGTTCAGGTATTGTGCTAATTGTTTCTAACTCTGCAAGTCTGTCAATAATTTGGTCACTAGAATCCTGAAAATATTGAGGAGTTGTTGTCCATATTATTCTAGGTATATAAGCAGGCAACATTTCCATACGTTGCTTATCACTGTATAGTCTGTATCCATAAACTATACAGTCTATGTTTTCAAACTTATACTCAGAAACATCATATGTGTCTATATACTCTGGTTTAATGTTAGCAAGTTTACATGCATACTTAAAACCAGTGACATCTATGTCTGTGTCAATAAATAATACTTTTAGATTTTTCATAATTTATATATTTAGATGATTAATTAATAATTTTTATTTTGTTGTGCATAAAATAAAAATGCTGCAAAGTATATTATGCAGCATGTAAGAAATAAATAAGTCATGATATATATATATTTAAGAGTTAGAAAATATAGCAGAACAGTTTCCCTCATAACTGCTATTGGAGAAGGTATTTTACTTAAGCTGATTTTTGTCAGCAAATGTCTTCATCCTGCCTTCATAGCAGTCTAAAGAATAGATTCTTTGAGACTCAAGAGTGTCACCAAATATATTGATGGAGTACTCTTGAGTGTAAATATCCTTACAGTCATCCCATCTGGGATCACCGAAGGATTTGTAGAACACTTTAATAGTAATTGGCTGCCTAGTTGTTGAGCAGCTAGACATAAGAATTACAATGCATGCTATTGCACACACTGTGAAAAATGACATGTGTTTTTGTTTATATACTGAATACACACTAGCAATTACTATTGCTAACACAAATATTGTGTAGTCAAGAGGGGATTCTGTAAAGCTTCCTAGAAAAGAAGCAATGATTACAGAAGTTATACCAATAAAAAAAGCCATGCCTGTTATTTTTAAATTGCTCATGATGTTAAAATTTATTTGTTATAGAATTTTTTTTTAATTTCATTGCTGCTTCACGCACATCATCTGCCCACTCACAGTATGGGTAAGAAGCATAAGATAATTGATCAGCTATTTCTTCTAGCCTTTCAATTAACTCTTTTGTTTTTAATTCTTCTGGTGTCATACCTTTGAATTTTATAAATAAAAAAATACCTGTACATCCTATGTGCACAGGTTAAAGAGTTGGTCAAATGTAAGGCAAGACCAGACCTCCAAATCTTTTAACCAATCTTCAGTAGCCACAGGATTTCAACCCCGCATAGCGTGACTACTTAAATTGGCAAGACTCTGCATTACCTAGCATCAAGAGGCACAAGCCTAATGATACTGTGATAGAAAATACTATCATTTCTCCTTTTTGGAGTTGCTAGGTAATGGACGGTATACCATGCTACCGTCTTGAGCTAATACCAGCGTATATGCTGGAACATACTTCTTAGGTTTTTTTGGAGACCTAACCTCCTTCTTGCCATCTTTCATAGCAAATATGTTTATGTGTTTCCTATAAAGAATAAACCACCATGTTGCTGGAAACACAGTAACACAGCATGGTGGTGTGTGATTAAGAGTTTTTTATCAACTCCAAAAACTCTGGAGTTAACTTATATGGTTGATGACACCTATCATCATAATAGGCATCTTCAAAAGATAAATTCCAATCCAAAATTTCTCCCAAGTAAGGAGCATGCTCCTTTAGGAAATCAAGCATGCCACTAAAGCATGCACCTGTTAACAGGTGATAGCTGCACAGAGAAAATACCCCTGCTTTTGCAGCGTTTAATAATATTTTTTTTACCTCTTTCATAGAGGTGTAAGTTATGGCACATGGTGGAATTTCACCATTGTACCAACAAATCCTCCATTTCAATGCTTCTAGGTAATATAATGGAGTTTGCAGACGCAAATGGTCTACTTTTAATACTTCTGAGTGCCATGAAGCATCTTCTGGATCATCCCAGTAGATGTATTTAACTTTAACTATGGCTTTACCACCACAGTTTTCAACTTCCACATAACTTCCTACCTCAATTTCACCCCATAAATCCTCTGGCACTTGCCAGGAGTATTCAAAAGAAGCATCTTCCCCAAAATCATCAATGTGCACCGCACTGATGCACATTACTTTTTCAGGAGTCTGTAGCTCCTCTAAAATAGCAGAAGCTTCAGCATTACTAATTGATTTCAATCCAGCAGAAATAACATTTAAATTTTTCATAGTAAATTGGTTTTGTACTACCATACCCTATGAAGTATGGCAGGAGTTAAATAATAAATAGAACCCACAGCCTGACTTGAACAGGCAGCACACCTATAGTGGTGTGGGTTATGGCTACCTTATCTTGAAGTGAACAAGGTAACCAATACCATCACGGCATCTCATTACCTTAATAACTTCAACCTCAAAGCCATCAACTTGAATAGCCATGAGGTTTTCCTTTGTTAAAGGGCTAGGTAGCCTTAGCACTAAAGGTTTCAAACCTTTTTGTGCAAACCCTTTAACAAGATCTTCTCCATCCATACACCAACTACAGTTAGTGTTGAGGACATAATATTCCCCATCATTCACTGAAGTCAGGTAGGATAGATTCAATTTTATAAAATCCATAATTAATAATTTAATGGATTAAATAATTCCTATCAACACCAAGCCTTGATAGTATAGGCTATTCCCTAGATCATCACATAAAAAGTAGATAATCTAGGACAAAACAGACCACACCGTGGATAATAATCATCACGGTGAGGTGATATGACCCTTTTTTTCTGTTAGGTCTGTCTAACAGTAGGCAAAGGATCAAGCCAATAATTATCCTACCAGTATACATATTATTATATTTTACTGGTGATTAAAACTGACTACCAAGCCGTCAGGTTAGGCTTTCCTCCTACAAGCACTTACATCTTGATCCTCGGAGAGCTGTTTCATCCTTTAGGAATCATCAGAGATGGTACACACCACCTTACAGCAGGGAGGCATTACACCTCCCTAAGTATTAATAGCCATCCCCTACAAGGTCAGCTATTATTCCCCTCTTGCTTAAAGCAAGAAGGTTTTTTTGTTTGATGAACTCGTCTCTGTCAAAGAAAGAGTTTTTTCTGTTGATGCCCCAGTATCTGTCATTGACATCATCTGCCAATTCCCTACAGTACTTTTCTAGGATTTCTTCCCCGTAAGGAAGATTCCATGATTTAATTACTGCTTTGTAATCAAGGATTACATCACAGCTAAGTTCTGTGGATTCAATGTGAAAGCATAATTCATCAAATTTTTGTTGAATATTCATAACTAACAGGTTTTGTATCCCCTTATACATATGTACAAGAGGATAGATTAATAAATATTTTTTATTCTTGTCTCCTCTGCAGAAGATCAGAGTCTCTTGTGTCTCTGCTCTGCTCTTGCTACCTACCATGTACACAGCACATGTAGCAATGCAAACAGACACACATCAATACTACTCTGTCATATGCATTGTTGACAAAAATATGTACAGGTACACCTATGCGCCAGCATAGGGGGTACCATGCACTATTTTTTTTCAATGGGGCTTGATCTAAGAATCCCCCACAAAGTGCCAAACACATATTATTTTGGTTTAGGTGATGGGGTGTTCAATGCATAAGGAATGCATATGGGGAGTTTTTGCTAATGGTTTGTTAATTTTGTATATTGTAATTATTTTAATGTAGGGTATTATGGCAAAAAGGAGTATACGTGTAAGTCAGGAGGAGGCTGATGAGATTTTGGGTAGGGCATATGATAATGGATATAGGTTATTGGTGGAGGGGATGTTATTTAGGGATTTGGAGTTAGAGTGTGTAGAGAGGGGGGAGGATTTGTATTT